AAATGTCATCAACAGTTACAACTGTGCTGTTTACGGTAGTAGTTGTACCATTAACGGTTAAGTTACCTTGAACAACTGCGTCGTTATTAATAGTAGTTGTACCACTACCAGCACCAATGCTTACGGTAGTAGCCGCACCAGCAAAGTTGACCGTTGTGGCAGTTGTGTTAACAAGGGCAAAAGTAGTACTACCGGTGGTAAGTGAGGTGGTAATTGCCGGACTGGTACCAAAAACAAGTGCTCCAGAACCAGTTTCGTCTGTAACAGCAGATGCCAAGTTAGATGACGAAGGAGTGGCCAGGAACGTAGCAATACCTGTTCCTAGACCTGAAATACCAGTTGCAACAGGAAGACCAGTTGCATTAGTTAATGTTCCTGATGTGGGAGTACCAAGAATGGGGCTAACAAATGTTGGAGTATTGGCAAAAACCAACGCTCCAGTACCAGTTTCGTCCGAAATAAGGGTTGCTAATTCTGCAGATGTGGTGGCTGCGAACTGAGCCAAAGTACCAGTGTTAGCAACTGTTACCCAGGCACCACTACTGTAATACCGAATTTTATTTGCAGCAGTGTCATAGTAAATAACTCCAGCCGTAGGGGCTGGTGATGTTGGGGCAGTTCCTAAGTTTTGCAACTTAACGTTGCGCAACTCATTGCCATTAAGATCAAGATTATTTAGAAATTTAGACATGATACCTCACGATAAGTAAGCAAAACCCCCAAATGGGGCTGAAAATGAAATGGTTAAAGCACTGACTGATACATAGTTTACATCACCTACGACATAGTTACCTCCGCTATCCACTACTGATACAGCAGGTCTGTAACCTAAATTATGAGTTATTGTCCAAGTTGCTGATGCCACGCTTTGTGTATGTGCATAACTACCTGAAATTGGTAGTACAAAATTAAGAACTTGAGCAGGCGTAGTTCCTGTAATAGTTACTGCGGGTGTACCTGAGGTAACAGTTCCTACTGATAGAACATTAGCTGGCCCAGCTACACCAGCTACACCAGGATCATGTATTTCAAGTATATTAGAACCAGTAGTCTTATCAATAGTAGATACTGTAGTGGTTTTAGTTACTGTTACATACTTACTACTCGGTTTTGTAACTTCTACAGTGCTCATGTTGGTGGTGCCGATACTGCTGCTTCAACCACTACCGTTCCAGAAGCTAGACAATCCCAATCTCCTGCTGAATCCTTTACAAACATGTCAAATGGGTATATACCTGCAGGTACAGTGTTTTTATCTGATATATGAAGTTCTAGTGTTGCACCAGCTATTGGGGCTATATAGCCACGACGATTACCAGTTAGGGCTATTACAGTTGCTTCTGAGGGTGTTGTAGCATACCAACGAAGGTCAAGTACAGTAGTTCCAGTACTATCTTTTGCCTGCATAAAAGCGTCTTGAACAGTCAAAATGTTGTCATTTGCATCACGCCAGGTAAAGTTACGACGGAAATCAACATGCTGCTTAAATCTGATTTCCATAGCTTGTGTATCCTCCAAAGGCGTAATATTATCAAGTGCTGTAACAGTAATTGTACCTGCTGCAACAAGTCTTGTTACCTCACCACTTGCACCAGAGTATGGAGCATTTCTAGCGTAGGTAGCTAAAACATCGTAATTTAGATTTCCCACTGGCAAATCTGCAGTATCTTCTTCAGTTAGGGCTATCATAATGCCACCTTCTGAAGTAATAATGGTGGTCATTTCTTTACGACCAGTTGTGCTAGTTTGAACACTTGCACGTGCACTAATAGGATGGATAACACGGTGTGTGCGCTTATCACGCACAATAATAAGCCTTTCCCACGCCAGACCCTTATACATAGAATAGTTAACTTTGTTTATCATAAGACCATTCTACCTCGTGGAGTACAGGGTGGGCCACCCTCAGATAGCCCACCCTTAACCGGATTCCGTTCTAATAATTATACACTGCGCTTGGAGCGTGGTTTAGTAACTTTTAACTCAGGAAGCGCTTTAGCATTTTCAATGCTAGTAACTCGAGAATCTATTCGATCTACTTTCCCATCTATTTTGTCTATTTTCCAATTCATCTGGTCAACCTTGATATCGAGTTTATCAAGTACATGCATGTTTCTATCGTGTTGTTCGGTATTGCGTTTATCAAAACGACTAAGGAACCACATTACAGGGCCTCCAATTAACGCAACTACGACGGGAATGTAGATCGGTTCCATTTACTCGTCGCCTTCCTTTTTGCCAGAAGACATAGCACGACCAGCAGCCAAACCAGTAAGGGCACCACCAATGCTAAACATAAGAGGCTCAAGGATTTTAAGAAATGCCGCATCATTTGGTGATTGCTCCGATGGTTGGTAAACAAAAATTAAAGAATATAGTAGAGCTCCAACACTTCCTAGAAGCACACTTACTAAACATATAATAACAATTGCTCGTGTTCTGGCTTCAATTTCCTCAGGGGAGAGGCGTTTGCGTGATGGGACTGACCGTTGTGGTCTGGTTTCTTGGGTCATCTGCTGGGTTCCTGTATCTATCAGAGCAAGCCGAAAATAGCGTTGCGGATATCATGGTAATGGCAACTATAGTAAATAGTCTACTAGATATTTTCATTCTGATTCTTCTTCATCTTCACTAAATAAGATGCCTAGAAAGTGTACAACTAGAGAAATTGCTGAAATCCAAAGACCAAGGGCTCTTGTAGGCCCACTTAGTGTAATAAGCACCAAACAAGTACCACCAAGAGTCCAGGATAGGGCGGATGTTTCTTTAAAGAATTTCTTAATCATTTTTGCTTCCTTGAGGAGCTAGAAGGGGCGGGCATGGCAAAAGAAGCTGCTGCGGCAGCCACTAGTACGCGTCGTGCCTGAACTGATACTGCAGAACCAGTTGGAACGTAAGTGTCAAACTTTCCACCAAATACGTCAACTTGCTGCTCAAATTCTTGTTTTACGTTGTCTGGGGCGTTAGTTAGTGCTTCTGAAAGAGCCAAAGCTTGTTCATCCGACAATTCACTTGGGACGATTGCATCAATAAGTTCTGTAACCTGGTCGTCAGATAGTTCGTTAAGTACTTCTTCGCTAAAAACTGCAGCGATTGATTCCTCGGTTAGTTTACTTACATTTATAGATTCTACTAGGTTGGTGATCTCTTCGTCAGATAACTCTGTAATTGATGAGACCAATTCATCTGCTAACTGGTTTATTTCTTCTGAAGTAGGGCTATCAGGTATTATTAAGTCTGTTTCAGGTGGTACTTCACTTGTTTTAGGTATTCCATCTGTTTCAGGTACTTCAGGTGCGGTCGTTATAGGAGGGTCTGTACTCTCCGGAATCGTTGTATCTTCTGGCAACGTCGTCAAGGGTGTCGGGAAAAAGGGACTTAAAGTAGTTGTAGGAGCTAGAGAAGTCTGCGGGGGCTCCACAATAGTCACAGATGGGCTCGTCGTAGGCGTTGTAGAAGTAGCCACAGTGTCCACAACAGTAGTTGTGGTAGTTACTTCGATTACAGGGACAGTCGTCGTTGGGGCAATAGTAGTAGTCGTCGTCGTCGGTGGTGTGGATTCCGTAGTTGGCGGCCATATTGGTTCCTCTGGTAGCGTTGTCGTAGGCGGTATGATGGGGATCGTCGTTGTAGGGGCTTCTGTAGATGTGGATACTATCACCTCAGTCGTTGTAGTAGTGGTTGTTTCGGGTATTGTAGTGGTTGGTGGGTCACTTTGTATTCCATTGTATGACAACTCGTATTGAATATTCCAAGCAACTCCATCACGCCAAGCATTCGGATCACCACAACAAGTTGCCGCTCGTAAACGGTAGTTACCTGCAGGTACTTCTAAGTCAATCTTAGATTGAAGACCTATGTAGTCATCATTGCTTGCAATTTCCTGACCTGTGTCAGCATTATATAACCAAAGTTGTGGGTCTGATGGTAGGTCAGCAGATTGATATGTTTGTGCTAAGAATTGTGTAGGTTCTTCAAAAGTAAGCCAATAATCAGTTGGCTCGGTAACTGTAATTCGCCCATAAGCATGTGCTATGGATATTGGAAATATTGATAAAGCTATAAGGGACCATCTTGAGATACTTATGATATTCCAAAAAGCTTTTTTAATCAATATTCTCCTTATAAGGTGGTCAAGTACACACGATCCTTATAAGTATAGCAAGTGCCGGATACGGGAGTTGAACCCGTCTACGGGTGTTTATAAGACACCTTGTATCAACCGGACGCATCATCCGGCGTCGGTTATTAGGTATTTTATATTTTTATAGCAATCCAGCGAATATCAGTATTAAGATTATTAATAATTATATTTTTAAAGTTGTTAGCTTCAAGTACAGTACGTAGTTCATTTTCTTTTACATTTGCGTAGTACTCCCAATCACGTATTGGGTTTTCGTCAATAGCTGAATGTGGGGCACGTCCTTCTCCAGCAGCAGTCCCAATCAGTATTCCATTAATATTAAGGTTTTTATAGCTAGTTTCAAGTATTTGGGGCCATTCGCCAGTGTGTTCAAATACCTCACAACACACAATTACATCAACTAACTCATCTGTAATAAAAGTTGCTGCATTTGTAACTAGGTCTACTCCAGGGCCTTCTTGCATGTCAATTCCCAAGTAAGACTCAGCATCATTAAAAATAGATCTTATAGATCCGTTAATATCAAGACTTCCTATTTCTAGTACCTTATAGGGGCTATTTCCCCTATCTTGACGCCAATTATCAATTGCATCTTTTGTCCAGTTAAATACTTCAGCATGCATTATTTATTACCCCATTTTTCTTTGTATAGTTTTTCATCAATAATTACTGCAGATAAAAAGTCTGGTGGTGGATCACCATTAACTGTATGAGATATATTACCAGTTGCATGACACTTTCCTGTTATTCCTATTCTTTTATTTGCAACTTTACTAACCCAGGTTTTTACATCATCATCTCCATACCACCACTTCATTCTTTCATCAAAACGCCACTTACTAACTAACTCAGAGGGCATAATCATGCAAAATCCAGCAAATTCTGAGGTAGGAGTAAAATACTCTTGAAAAGTAGTGTCTGACCATGGACATAACAACCCAATAGTGTTATCGTTTTCTAGTATTTCACAAGAAATAGACAGTGCATTTTCTGATAGCACAACATCATCATTAATTATGGCTATGTGGCGATTGTTTGGTTGAACTTGGTCCATTCCCATATTCCACATCTTGTGAATGCCTATTCCAAGAGGAACTTGCAGCAAAACAAAGTTATAAGTCTTGGATAGGGGCTCTAACGTAGCGTAAGCAGCATCTCCATCCGCAATTATTACAATTTGTCCTAAAACTGGATCGTTTTTTATGCTATCCAGTAGATTAGCCAGTCCTTCAAAGTTAGACTTAGTTGGAATTACAACATCAATTTTAGTTTCCATATGGGCATCCCGTAGTATAATATTGATTGTAACAAATATAGCACTATAGGAGCACAAAATGGGCAATGGAGTTACTGTTTGTATCCCATCAATACAAAAACGATCACAATATTTAGTAAATCGTGCAATACCCAGTGTTTTAACGCAAACATCACCTGTAGACGCTATATCAGTAGTGTTAGATACAGAAAAAATGGGAGCATGGGAGACACGAAACCGTGCAGTGTCTATGGCCACCACTGAATGGATAGGCTTTTTAGATGACGATGATGAATTAATGCCCCAGCATTTTGAAGTATTGCTAAATACCGCAAAAACCAATGATGCAGATGTGGTTTGGGGTTGGTTTGAGGTAATTGGAGGGACTGACCCGTTTCCAATGCACCGAGGAAGACAATGGGATGTTAACCAACCACATATTTTTCCAATAACTTGCCTAGTTAAAAGACAATTAATACTAGATTCTAATGCAAAGTTTTGTCCAGACACCATTAATAGTGGTAATTGGGGAGTGCAAGATTTCCCATTTTGGAAAAACTTGCATGATTCAGGTGCAAAGTTCTTTGGAATACCAGATATTACGTGGAAATGGTATCATCACGGACAAAACACTTCCGGATTACCTAGTTTGGCTTAGTTAAATACCAGGACAGTTGTGGGGATCGCTACAATCTGGGTACTTTTGGGCGTGTGATTGCACTTTTTTCATTGCATCTGCTTCAATTTTTCTAACAGTATCCTTACTAACACCATGTTTTTCAGACATTTCTTCCAAAGTTTGGTCTTGTCCTCGTTTTACACCAAATCTTGACATAACAATGTCTCTTTCACGGTCATCTAAGACGTGTAAAAGTATGTTCATGTCCTGATTATTTGTTGGTTTTTTAAGATTTGGCTTACGATCAGGTTGTGCAGCATCACTATATGCCTGGTATTTAGTACCAGCTGCAGCACTTCCTTCATTTTTTTCAAGTATGTCCCCTTCATGGAACATACTTCTAAGCATATTAAACGTTTCTTCAGGAAACGGTGGGATGCCCGCATTATTAGGGTTGTCTCGCATAGCAGCTAGGCGTGAACTAGGGTCACTAAACTCAGAAATTGGCTTAAAACGTTGCCTATCAACCTTACGAGCAGGGTCGTTTGCTCTATTAGGCTTGCTTTCTGATGATGCGGGAACGTCTGACATGATTACTTCTTCTTTTTAAAAGTGTCTTTAGCAAACTTTCCTGCTGCTCCAATAGCAGCCCCAGCTACTGCACCTGCTGCAGACATTGGTCCATTAACTATGGGAGCATCAGGATTTTCCAAATTAAGGCCACCTAAAGCTGCTGCGCCAATAACGGCTCCTGTTGTTGAAGCTTGTACATATTCATTATTTGCAGCGTTAATAGCTGTTTGCTTGATACCGTCCATAGTCATCAACGGTGGCACACTTCCAGTTTTATAACCCATGATCTCGTTGGCCCGAGCCTCATCAGCTCTACTATTGTCTATTGGCGTTCTGCCATTTTTCATAGAGTATGAAGTCCTTGCACTACCATGTGCATGCTCTCCGTCCATTCCGCCTTTTATCGTGGATTTAATAGCCATAGCTACTCCTTAAGTTGTTTACCCTATTATAGTCTAAGTTGACTTAACCTTCTCGGCCTCTTCGGCGCTCCAGTAATTCAGGATTGAGTATTTTAGTTTCAATGTGTTCCATAAATGGGTTTTTCTCGTTTATGGCACCTCTTACCCCAGCTTTTGGAACAACATAGGAAATATTCCCTGAATCTTCCATAAGATTACGATAAGCCAGTACTTTGTTTTCTCGCATAGATTTCCATGGGCTTACCGGAAAGCTTTCCCATAAATTAGCGGCAACATTATCCCTATCGGGTGGTATCCACAAGGAATCTCTGTATATTTCTGGGTTTATGTGCTCTACCGGTATTCTATAAGTATGTAGTGCCCCTGTACCTCTACGTGAAGCAGCTTGTCTAGTTCCAACATGGAAAACACCAGGATGGTTGTTTATACCTTTACCGGGTTCATTAACATGAACTGCATCGGTATCTTCTCTATCTTGTGCATAGTTTTTTAAGAAATCATGATCTAAGAGTTGCTCATGTGTTGGTGTTTCAAGTTCTTTAAATTTCTTTAAGTCAGAATCAAAGCGGTCGTAATATCCCAAATTAGAACTAGAAAACATGTCTGTACGCATGGGCAATAAATGCGGAGGGGTTTCATCACTAGATCCATGGTGCACAATTATTTCTTTAACACCAGGTTTTAAAAATAATGGACTAAACTGCTTACTTAATGTAGCTTGGTTGCGAGTTACTTTGTCTCTATTCATCTGGGTTGTAACCGTCTTCAGACGCTCTTTTCTTGTTCTTATCAGTTATATCGTCTGCATCATTGGGCCATTCAAACTTTTCATTTTCCATTTTTTTAAGATCTCTACGAATTGGGCCTCTATTTGCCACAGACGCGTTAATCATAGCTGAAGTTTTGTCGTGCATATCTAGTACGCCTGATTCTGTGTCAGCATAATGTTGCTGAATATCTTCCGATTGTTCACGAACCATTGGAAGCATATCTTGAAGCTCAAACAAAGCAGCTCTAGCCTTTCTGTGTGCATTAACTACTGCAGGACCAGGATTGTCTATAGAAGGAACTCCTATAGTATTATTAATTAAAGCGTTAAGCCTTGGGGTAGGACGACCAAATGTTCTACGATTTGGGTCTCTACTTCTGTCTGGAAAATTATCAGGGTGTCCGTGTGTCATGTTTAAATCCTTAATCTGGAAAGTAACCTTCAGGATCTATTTTAGCCCAATTTCCTGTTTCAAGGTCAATATGATCTTTAGCAACTTCGTCATTTTCCCGATCTCGTTGCCAATGTCTAACGCTTAAAAACTGAGGACCAAGTTCAAACGGATTTTTCCTACTAGTATTTCTTAAACTTTCTTCATTTGGATGTGCAATAGACCGATTAACCATTTCAAGTTGTCTAGTACTTGGTGTAGTTCTATTACGATTTCTGTTTGCAAACTCAGTTCTTATTGACTTATCAGCATCTTTAAAAGACTGAGGGCCATGTGACCCCCAAGGCTCTGACGTACTTATATGCAAGCCACCATCAGATATTTCTTTCATTATACTTCCATGTATACCCCCTACAGGGTAGGTCTCCGCACGGATCTTAAAGGGCCCACGGTGTTGTAATTCAAATAATGCTTCATCCATGTCTATAATATGGTCAAGTGAATTGTTTCTTGGCTCACTATCTTCATGCTCCACCATAGAATCACCACTTGCTGTAAGATGCCCTACAGAAAACTGTAATCCCTCATCATGACTATTAACTGAGAAGAGGTCTCTGGAACCATCCGGTGACCTGGCAATATGCTTCCTACTAAACTGAGGATGTGTAGAAGATAAATCAACACCCATACCTTTGCCAAAATGTTCAAGCCTTCTAATGTGGAATTCAGGATCATCTGCCCTGCCTAAACGTCCTGTAGAATCAGGGATCATCAATCCACTTGCGTTACGTAACAGTCCCATAATTTAATCCTTTATCATGTGACATCCGTCACTATATAAAATCAGCAGTAGATCTATTTTACATCAATTTTAATGTTACTTTACAATAGCTCCGGTAAGCTTAACTGCGTCTGGGTCCCACACTGCAACAGTGCTGTAAGGCTTACCTTCTTTATTCACCCCAGAATTTTTATAGCCATGAAACCCGCGAGATTTTAGATGTTCGTGTAAGGCAGTTCCATCACTGAGAAACTCCCCATCACGATTCGCTTTGACGGTTGCGCCATGGTCATCTGAGGTGGCCAAACGGGCGTCAGGCGACAATTCTGCGGTAACCACAGCACCAGGCTCCAGCGGGGCTTTAACGCCGGTATATGGGTCATCATGGTGACCGCCCGTACGGGGAACTACATCAGTGGCGTAGTCTGAAGCTTCGGCAGGGTCTTCAGTAAAGTACATGGCCTGGCCGTACCGTTTGCCATTAATAGACGGTCTAGTGGTATCAAACCCGTCAGTAAGTATGCTGTTAGCACTGGCCAGTGATGTGCCATGGTACAAAGCAAACTGTTTAGGATTTAATGTCATTGTTTAATATATTAAAGATCAGGGCGATTAGGTGACAGAAAGGGATAGTACATTGGAGTAGAATAATTATCGTCATGGCGATTCTTAAATGCACTATCAATAACCTGAGCATCCCACTTGGTGGCGATGTCATCTGGACCAAGGGTATCTCGGTTGTCACGATATTCATCTAGGTATTTTTGGTTGTCTTCTGGGGTTACATCTCTTCCATCTGCAGGATAATAACCTTCGTATCTCCAGGCCTTGTTTGTTTGATTAGCCAGCAAGTGGGCTAACCTGGTAACTTTACGTCGTGGATCTCTTGATGTGTCTTCACCATATGGACGTGGCATAAGTAACTCCTTAGTTATGGAATAGGTCTATTATATCTCAGTTTAGAATATGATCGTCAAACTCACCGGTATACATATTAAAATACCTAGGGTTTTCTAGTGGTCCGGAACTTGTGCTTCCTACCTTCAAGTGGCTTGTTGAACCATCTAAAAAATGAGCTTTACGTCCAAGCATCGCGTCTGTATCAACTCCACGTTCTTTGATAAAATCCATAGTTCTTTCACGGTCTGCTTCTTCACCTATTACATCCCCTATATGAGGATCTGCACCTGGTCTATCTCTTAGTACTTTGTCAACATGCTCTTTAGCACCTTCTTCATTTAAACCTATTTCGTTTCCTTCATTCCATGTCTTGCCACCACTATATAACCCCCATGGAGCAGCACTAACTGTAGCTTCGTGACCTTTTTCTTTAGCACTACCGACTTGACCAATAGAAAGAGTAGCTGGTATTTTTCTATTTTTTAAAGGTATATTTGCACGTAAGTTACTACCATAATGTTCATCATAAGGGGTATGCCTATACTCTGGCTGACCTATTGGAACTATATGACCAGTTGGCAGGTGGGCAAACCCCGGGGTAATATCAACACCTGTATTTTCTTTCATACTTTGGAGTATACCTCGCATCTGTTCACCAGTTAGATGTTCATGTGACATAAGATCCTCCAATTAAGAATAGGTCTATTATAACCCATTTGACGGTTGGGCCGCTTTACGTTGTAACCGGTTAAGTTGCGGAATAGGGCTATATGGGGGGTAGTGGTTCCTTGGCAGCTGGCCTCTACCCCCTGTGCTTGGTGGCGTTCGGCATAATGGTATAGGTGGTCGGTGAACGACGACAGCGAGTGCTACAAGGCACTGGCGGAAAGTTCTGCAACTGCACCATTTAGGGAAATCACTCCCGCTTACCGAAAGGAAACTCAATTGTCCACGACAACCAAAGCCCCCAATGTATATGAGCAACTCAGGACGGGTATCACCCTGATGGGCACTGCTGTATCTGCGCAGGTGAAAGCAGAGACATTCTTTGCGGAATTGTCCTCGCGAGCCACGGCGATCAAGAACAGTATCCCAGCAGAAATCGAACGCGAACTCTCCGATACTTGGAAGAACGCTATCGGTCCCGTCCCCGCAGGTTTCGGGCGTCTCATTCAGGCGTTCGGAGAGTTCTGCTTGTTGGATAACAACAGCAAGTTCACCGATTACTATCGGGCTTTCACCACAATCATGCGGGTCGATGCCACGAAAGTGGCTGATGTGTTTACCAAGTTCAAAACACAGCGTGGTGCTTTCAATGCGTTCGTCGCATTGACCAAGCCTGCCGCCGCTGTTGCGACTGTTCAAACACCCGCTGAAGTGTCTGCCGAACTGCAGAAGAAAGCCCTTGCCACCAGCAAGGGTGTCAATGCGGTGCTTGCCTCAGTTCAAACTGAAATCATCGCTGGTCGTATGACCGACGATGGCAAGGCATATCTTGAGAGCCTCGTCGCCGCTGGTAAGACCGCGGCAATGCTGCTTCAAGCCTGAGTTGCTCACCCGTGACCCTCACGCTACCTAGTGTAGTGTGAGGGTCACTTTTTTTTTTACTTTTTTTCTCTCTGCCCTGCCCCCTCTGCTCTGGGTGCGTTTATCGCCCAGTGTGTGAGGAGGACAGCGCTGGACGAATTAGCGTCGCAAGTGTGATTGCGTCAAGGGTGACGTCCTATAGGGCCGTTCCATGTGTCGTTTGCGTGTGACATATGTGACACCCTATGACAATTGTCACATGATGTGGCATTTGTCACATAGATTTGGCCTATGAGTGGGCCTATGGCGTGGTTGAGCACCAAAATTGCGGTGCACGCCCTGCTATAGCCACTACTACCCCCATTCAGTAGTTGCTATTCACTGTATTTCCCAGTGAGTCCACTGCATAGGTGAGTCAGTGAGTGTGTTGCGCATACCATTGCTTGCACCACCACTGACAAGATCATCACTGTCTCTATCACCATTGGCTAGAGCAGTGTATATACCATCTCCTTATATAAAGGGGAAGGTTAATAGGTTTGGGCGAAAAAAGTCGTCCATTGAGTGCCTAAGGAGGCATAATGTCAGTAATGCAGTTAGAAAGGGAATACTTCCAGTTGCAAGCAGATCATGGGGTTGGCAACCCCTTGTGGGAAAACTGGGAGTGGAAAACCTATAAGGGTAATCACTACTCATATAGTGGTTATAGTCAGAGACTGTACCAAAAGTACCCGTCACTGAACCGCATTGAAATCCTCATGGATGAAGTGCTACAACTGTGGTTCCCTGAGAAGATTGGGTTTCGCCCCTTGTTTGTAGCAGCAACTGAGTCAGGTGAGAAGAAGTACTTCAATACTGAACGAGTTGTTTCATACACCTCTATTGATTGGCCAATGATCCGATCAGATGAGGGCGATTTACAAACGTGGGTCACTCTCAAAGATGGTAAGTGGGTCATGGAATTAGTGGCCAAGTAATCGAATAGGACCTGGGACAAGTCATGAAACTGTCCTCACGCCCCTATAGCTCAGTTGGTTAGAGCAGCGGACTCATAATCCGTGGGTCACAGGTTCAAGTCCTGTTGGGGGCACCATAATCTTACATAACAAACGAAAGGATAGATTATGACACCAGAGTTAAGCCATGAAACCAAAAATGCCGTTGTGAGGCAAGGTAAAGAGCGTTTAATCGCTCACCTTATGAACGACGGTATCCTAGAACCTAATCAGGCTCTAGAATTGCTTATGTTAGAAATTGGGTTTACCCCAGTAGAAACAGAAGCGTTCATCAAGCAGATTGCCGACTTCTACAACAAGATAGAAGGCAAGCCCCGCTGGACGGAATGGGATGACGCTAACATCGTCACCATGTACGAAGAGGGTTATCTCCCCAAAGATATAGCAAAGCGTCTTGGGCGAACTGTTGCTGCGATCAACCAGCGGATATTTAGACTCCGCCAATTAGGGCATAGTCTGCCCTCCCGTCGTCCAAGGATGATTGGAAACTCTTATGCGCACAAGGAGGTGTCATGAACCCTTTAGATAACCTGGGCGATAAACTCTACCGACGACTCACTAACAATGAGTCAGTTGAGGTAGAGGAATACGTCATTAAAACGTACGGCCAAAAGGTTGGCATGCGGATTATCCGTTTGGCTGACAACATTGGCTGGAGTGATGGTGAAGAGTTGATTACGGCAGTAGCCGCTTACAACCGTGCGGTTCAGTATTACCGCAGACAACGGCTTGCTATCTAAGCCCCTGATGTGTGGGCTAGTAGATGACACTGTGCTATCTGTGAATAGTAGAAGAAATTTACGAAAGCGTTGGGTAAGGCAGTTTTGGCTTAGATGCCGGGTTTGCCCTTTAGCAGCATCGCTGTCTTACCCCCTAATACATCCCCAGGAAGAAGCGGCTGGGTATCAAGTGAGCTGATGGGCGAAAGTGTAGGCCCTAGTATCCCGAGTACCTCATCGGGCAAATTACACTACGAGGATATGGTCTGCTCGACCTTAAAACTGGCAAATTTACAAGACTTGCACATTTGCTTGTATCTTATAAAATGTGTCGTGATTAGAAAGCCAACGTAACGGATTTATCTCGGAATACTGCTTCCGTCAACTGTGCAGTAGGCTTTTTGTGTGTTTTTGGCCGTATAACAAAAACACACACTGCACCAGTAGCTCAATGGATAGAGCAACAGACTTCTAATCTGTAGGTTGTAGGTTCGACCCCTACCTGGTGCGCCCACCAAAAGAAAGGAATAGTAATGACCGTATCAATAGTTATATATACAAATGGGGATATAACCAAAGAAAACTTAGTTGGGTATCAACCATTGTCTAAAGCAATTGGTGGACTTATTGAGTCCGTTCCAGCAAACCCAGAAGTAACAATCTGGTGTAATGAAGAAGGCAAGATACTCAATCTTAACTACAACTCAGTCGCTACAGACTTTTGGGAAGTGTTCGACGACTACGGTTGCGTAGCAGCTGGTGATGTGTTAGTTGGGACAGTTGTTATTCAGGGCCCAATTGATGAAGAAGGTGAAACAACAGATGTTGATCAAGCGATTCTGAAATTGTTGGGCCTCGATGAGTAAAACAAGAGTACAACACCAATACACCCACTTCTTAGGGTGTGGTCACATAATTCTTATGCTGGCTAAAGTCAGCAGAAGTAACAGGGATGTTGTAAAGCGCAACCCCTGCTGTTGCCCCAAGTGTGGGGCGGAATGGAGGAAACAATGATCCAAACCCCAATATCGCTGAGAGCAACCTTACGGTTTCTCTTGGCCAACTATGACATCCCACTTGACAGGCGGGACATGTCAGATGATAACAATCTCAAATGGTTACAACGTAACCTTTTGATTAACAATGCTAATGATGACTTTATATCAGTAGCACTCACATACATAGCACGGATCTTATCCGGAGAGGAATGGGCATGATTTATCTATTGGGTTGGGGCATTTATTTGTCCTTCATTGGATTGGCCGTGTGGCCAATCAAAGTAATTGTACAAGAAATACGTCAAAGGTCATTAAATAATGACTTTGACGAGTTTGACCAAGAGTTTCCATTTATGTGGGAAGAGGAGTAAACATGAAACTCAAGAAATTTAAATCAGTGGAAGAGATTGGTGAATGGGTTGCACCCGACAATTACTTCCCAGGGCAAGAACTGGCTATAGCCGGGACTTTAAAATGCCCAACTTGTAATACACAGGATTGGATAACAATCCCATACGACGATGTGACCATGCTTATGGCACTTCGTTTCGAAATGCAAGACTACCCTGAGAAAGCGGGGGAGATTATACATACTCTTAAAGAGTTTGTTGATAATCTTGGCTACTTCACAGCTGAAGAGAAGCATCAGTTTATGTGGGGATTCTGTAGCAATGATTGCATTGCTACTTGGCTAATTGCCAATCCTCCGGAGGACAGTGATGAATGAGCCAATCGGTGTCAGTGCATGGATTCACCCCCCTGTAAAGGGGCGTGATGTTTGGTTAGTTGAATTAACAACCAAAGAGGGAGTGGGTAGCAAAAAGTTTGCAACCTCAGTCCAAGCCTTTAAGTTCCTTGAACAAGCGGCAGAAACGTTGACCGCACGTCTTGGGCCAATGAAAGTTGAAATGTTCTCAAACAAGGAGAGATAAACATGTTTCCAGAATCATTTGGAGCATTACAAATACCACTAAACGAAGAGAAAGGAGCACACGTTTACGTACGACAAGATGGCCATACAAAGTGTTTGGCCGTTTTAGTTGACGGAGCATTTATACCAGCACAGTGTTGGACTCACCATCCATCTGATGTGTCAAAAACTTGGGTTGTCTTTCAAGATACCCAAGGATTAATTGAATTACTCGACGAAGCAGCTATCTACTTTGAGGAGGAAGATAATGCGTAAACATAAGGTATGCGTAAGCATATGTGTTGAGTTGGATGGGGATATGTATTTCCCCGAACGCTTTCAGCTTGACCCACAGGATGTGTTAAGCATTCGATCAAAGATGGCCGATGATGCTGAACCGTACATGATAGAGATTTTTGTACAAAAGGTTCTGCAATCATCTGTAGAAGATCTGGGGGCCAAGTGCGGAAGCATGTGGTCAACCAGTGAGTCATGGGAGGAACCGTGAAAACGTGTGTTTATTGTGGGTGCAACATGCATCCAGAACGACAGTTCGATTACTGCATGAGCAGTGATTGTTATAAGAAAGGCTTCAAGCAAGCCGAGTATTACGTATTAGGAGTACATAAAAGTACTCCTATTGTGTGTGGTCCAAACTCTAGCGAAGTGAAGGCACAAGTGTCCTTCATGAATACCAAATAACAAACAAACAACAACGTCCAAGGAGGACAAGCATCATGGCAAGTGTAAAAGAAATCAGAGTGGGAATGAGAGTGGTGGGTAAGTACCCGCCGTTCAAAGATGCTGAAGGTGAGATCACTCGCAGTACTCTTGTACCAGGTGGACCTGGTAGCAAGATTGCTGTGCGATTTGACGATCCGTTATTGGGTGACGTGGAAATCTTACCTAAGGGTATTGAATTGGTTGGACGTGCTGTCGTTGCAAACGCCGCCCCGTCCAGCAATACAGTTTCACAAGTCGGAAATGTGATCATCAGCGATATGCGTATCGAATCGCTAGACGATCCTGCTTTGGACGACTTCCGTCCGAACATCAATCCTGCTAACTACGTATCACGTACGCTTGCAGGCGGTAAAACAGACTTGGAAGTCATGGAAGCATACTTCAATCGTCGTGATGAGAACGACGGTTATCCAGTCTCGGTTGCCTTGGTAGGCGATACCCAGTCGGGTAAGACATACTTGATCCAAGTTCAAGCGTTCCGTATTGCGAAGTTGCTCGGCCTTCAGAAGCCATTGCCGTTGTTCCTGCTTGCAGGTTCATCAGCAATTACAGATCACGACTTGTTCGGCCAGTATCGTCCGATCATTGTCAATGGTCAGGAACGACTCGTATGGATGGAGGGCATCGTTGCTCTAGCCGCTCGTCTTGGTGGCATCTTGTACCTTGACGAGGTTAACGCTATGTCAGGTTCAGTAACAGCGGCTATTCACCCACTGCTTGACAATCGTCACCAGTTCGTGAACATCCGTAAGCCTGTTTGGAAAGGAACGGTTGAAACTGATCCAGTGACTGGCGTTGAGACACATCATGGTGCTTATCGTCCTGAGACAGTCATGGCCAACAAAAACCTGTGGATCATGGCAAGCTGGAACCCCGGCTACGCAGGTATGGCTAAGACCAACGAAGCGTTTGCTAACCGCTTCAAGCTCCTTGAATGGGGATATGACGAAGAGGTTGAGAAGAAACTCATCAAATCTCCTGCTGTTCGTTTGCTTGGCCAAGCATTACGTAATGCTCGTGCACAACGTAGCATTACTACCCCTGTTGGTACTAGAGCATTACAGTTGCTTGAGGGTGACTTGGTTCACCTTGGAGTTGACTACAGCCTTTGGGCTTTCATGGGCCAGTTTGTGTCATCACAAGAAAAAATTGTAGTGAACGAGATCATCAAGGATCGTGGAATTGCAATCATGATGAAAGACGAATTCGAGCCTGACGTACCTGCGTCAGCAGTTGACCTCACATCGCTTATTGGCGATAACGAGCCTTACTGATCCTGAGGAGGAATCACATGGTAAAGAAACAAAAAATGAACGAGGATGCCCTTGACCGACGGTCAAAGGCACGCTCCATGAATCGCCGTGAGGCACTAAAGATTCGGGAGGAATACAATAAGGAAGTCTTAAACTTGATTTACTCGAATGACGATCAAGTTGAGAAAGGTTTCCTTAGCTACAAAAGTAAGCATGACCCACGTGCTATCAGAGCTACTGCTTATGTATTAGCTGAACGAGCACGTAAGGTTCTTACTTCTATGGGTATCAACCCACCCCTATCGTTGGATGTTGCGTATCACCGCAATGAAGTTAAGACAGTCAGTGCCATTACTGACTACAACAAGATTTCAATCCAGTTTGATATGGGTATGGTTGATCCATCAGATACAACAAAGATTGCAGAGTTGTTATCTGCTCTCAAAGCAGTGGTTTACCACGAAGGTGGGCACATCATGCTCACTTTGCCTTGGAAAGTGCTGTTTGACTGTTCATTGATGGATAACGGAATGAATCCAATTTCGTTTAACCCGTATCAAACTAAATGGGGTGACAACTTTGCAGAAACTTACCCCGCTTATATTGGTATGCGCAGTGACTTGAGATCAATTACAGACACCGTTCCTACTCCCACCGACCATAGCATTGTTTTGAGCAATGATTCCAAATGGCAACAACACCACAATCATTATTATGGTGTAGCTGAGGTTTTGCAACCCAGTTGGAACCTATTAGAAGATGGGCGTATGGAGAGTGAGATGACTATCAATAACCCTCCCATGATTAACTACTTCACTTCCTTAGTACTTAACTACATCGTTGATGAGGAAGAGCCAGGCTATGCTTGGCCGTTTGTTATCACTAGATTGCATTTAGATGAAGAGCTCATAGATAACATTAGACAATTGGCATATAAGTTTGCAGAAGATAAGAACTTAGATGTTACTCTTGTTGATCAAATCGAAGAGCAAATACATGTGTATCGTCAAGCTAAGACAGCAACAGATGTTGTTGTTGCTACTTGGCAAATGCACAACCTTATCACTCAGTGGATGGCCGGGGGTAAAGGTAATGATGGTAAGCAACCACAACCTGAAGATGGACGTGGACGACAAGGTAAAGGTTCACCTAATCCTGGCGGTACTAATGAGGGTAATAACCCTGGTAAAACCATAGTCCACGAACAACCAACCTTTGGTGATGAAGGTAAAGGTTGGGAGACAAAGCCTGGTGAACAACCTGATAATGGTGAGAAACCTGGTGAGGGCAAGAACCCTGGTAAAGGTAATCAACCTGGTGAGGATAAGCAACCTGGTAAGGGTGATGGAAAAGAAGAAGGTGGGGATAGCACAACTATTAGCCCTACTGGTGGCACAAAAGGTACTGGTGGTAAGGTCAAGCAAAACATTAACTACCAAGAGATTCGTGAGAAACTCAAAGAAAAAACCAAAGAAGCGATAGAACGTATTGTTTCTAACGACGAAGCGGAACAGCTCATCTCTGAAATCAATACAGAGTTGATGCGGGACATGCCACATAATGGTGCTGTATCAAATATGGACGGTGCTCTTATGGCCGATGCAATGTCTGTAGCTAGTCAAATGTTATCGGCGCTTGAACCGTTAGCATTGACAGCTGATCCTGCTTGGCGTTTCCGTCAGGAACATGGTGTGCTTGACCCCACGTCATACAAAATGCACGAGCCTGGTGACTCAGACTATTGGGTTGACTACGAAGGTGAAGGTGCCCATGGCCATAGTCTTGCTGTGTCTGTTATGTTAGACACTTCAGGTTCTATGCAAGGTTGGATGGATCAACTATCAGTTGCGGCGTATGGTATACGTAGTGCTTGTGATAGCTTAGAAATTCCATGCACAGTGTCTACCTTTGACACAGAGCCGTACATGATTTGGGATCATGATGAGGTTGCACAACCAGTGCTTATACATGATGGTGGTGGTACAAATCCGCTTGATGGTTTGCGCCAAATTAAAAATCAGGTTGCTGGTAAAAAGCGCCACCTTGTTGTTATACTCACCGATGGCGAGTGGTCACAAGTAAATTCAATCAAGCCATTTGTAGAACCCGGCCAGTACTGGTTACTAGTTGGCCTTGGTAACGCTCATTACGCCAAGGATCTTGTATCCAAGAAAGGTGGTGACGTGGCAATAGGTATTGATAACGTAATGGATCTCCCCAAGGAGATTGAGAAAGCTCTTATCGGATTCCTAGCCTAGGAGGTTATATGGAATGGTCAGATGTTTCTGACGTTGAAATAGAGGAAGAACTGCCTAAGGTTATTCAGGTAGTTAAGATAATCAGATATGACGTTGAACGTGTTTTATCTGCTATGCAAATTAATGGTGAGTTTCCTAGCCCAACCATCGAGGATGTTTTAAACGTTGTCGCTGGTTGGGCTTCGGAAGACTTTGGGTGTCAGTGGGGCCATCCCACTGACGCATCAAAGTTAATGTACTTAGATGACTTAGGTGATCCATTGTACATGCCGGAGGAAGAATGAATGGACAACTCAGTTCGGCAAACGTGCCGGCGTCCAATTCGCTGTACCTGCCTAGTCTCGATCTAAATCTATTTGATTATCAAGTAGAAGCGTTTGAATGGGCTGTTGATAAACAACAGTCTTATTTAGCGTTAGACATGGGACTAGGCAAGACAGCAATAGCAATTGCGGTTGCTTCAGCGTTAGTTGAACAGCTGCAGCAAAAAGTACTTATCGTAGTTCCCCCCAGTCTTATATTAAACTGGGTAACAGAATTTGGTAAGTTTAATAAGAATGTAAAAGTTGCAGTTCTGCGGGGCAAATCTCCAGTTAATTTGCCAGATGCCAATGTTTATATAATTGGTAACGCAGTTTTAGCACAATGGGTTTTATTACTTATGGGCGAGATAGATGCCATCATAGTTGATGAAGCTCATTTCTTTAAAAACAACTCCAAGCGTACTAAAGCTTTGATAAGCCTTAGTCAGTACATGCCCGCTAATGCAATACGTGTTCTTATGTCAGGAACACCTGCTCCTAACGGGCGTAATATGGAGTTGGTTACACAAATAGATACGCTTGGCCCCAATGCATGGCAAGGCGTGGGTGGCATTGGCCATTTTTGGCAACACTATGCTCCCTGGTCTGGAGTGATTGTTAATGGTAAGAAAGTAGGAAGAATATCCACCAATGATCTAGACCTTAAAAACCGTATGCATAACTCTTTTATGTTTAGACGTAAAAGAGATGAAGTAATAGACTTACCTTCAAAAACAAGAACTACAGTTGTTCTAGAGGGCACAGGTACTGCTGTTGATGATTACATAGCATGCGAAAACGATTTGATTGCATGGCTTGAGTCGTTAGACAAAGATACAACTGGGGCCGAAAGAGCGTATGCATTAGTACGACTTGGTTTTTTGCGTAAGCATGTAGGTAAGGCTAAAGTTGAATCAATCATTAAGTTTGTATCTGAAATACTAGATAATGAACCTGGTGGGGTGTTTATAGTTGCAGAACATGTAGACACTATGGATTCTTTAGTTGCTGGACTTAGCAAATATAAAGTTTGTGAAGTTCGTGGTGGTATGTCAGAGTCTGCTAAACATAAAGCAGTCAATGACTTTAATAGTGGCGCTTCAAGAGTTATGGTAGGTCAGATAATATCTGCTGGTACGGGCTTGACTCTTACTGGCAACGGTATTAATGTGAACCACCGAACAATCATTGCGCAGTTGCCGTGGAACCCTGCCTCGCTCAAACAAGCAGAGGATAGAGTACACAGAATTTCACAGTCAATGGATGTATGCGTTACCATTCCACTGTGTCATATAGAGGGTCGCCAAACAATTGATGAAAGATTGTGGGGTGTCCTTGAAGATAAAGCGTTCTCAACAGGAATACTTATTGATGGGGAAGCTGAAGTGTTACTTGAAACAATCCAAAACGGAGTGCTTGACTCCTACAAACGAAAGAAGGTAAATCCATGAAGGTTAACTCATTCAATCTAGGTAAAGAATGGTTAGAAAAGAAGAAAGCTCTTGCTGAGTTACAGGCAGAGTTTGACGAGTTGGATGCAAAACTCAAAGAGTTCATGTTTTCAACCGGCCTTAAGACCATTGAAGTAGATAAGAATGTCATTGAGTTGCAAGTTAACGCTCGCAGATCATTCGATGCAACTGCATTGAAAGACATGATAAGTGCTTCAGTCTTTAACAAGATAACAAAGCCAACTGTTGATACAGCATTGATTGACGCCGCAGTTAAGTTGGGCACAATCAAGCCTGATGTGGTTGAGCAAGTAACCAAGAAAACCGAATACAAACAACTACGAGTGAAGTGAGGAACAATGAGTACATCAACAAATGTACATTTAAATGGTTGTTACAACCCAAAGGTAAGCATAGAGTTTAATGACTACCTTGATTGCGGAGCTCCATTTAGGACACTAAAGCTATGCGCAGGAGAACATGAGGTAAATGTGTTTTTCATGGAGCACAATGAACCAAACTTAATTGAGGTTCTTAATCAAATCATTGAGTCAGCAACTAATAAGTTGAATGAGTTGTCTGTCTCGGCATGGGTAAATGCAGTCAAAGAATTATCAGAAAGTGAGGTATAAGCATGCCTGGATACAATATGCCTGATGGTTGTTACGAGAGTGACATACCTGGTTGGGATGACGAAGACACCACTGCAATGGTTTACTGTGATGACTGCCAAATCGACTTTGAAGCAGAAGTTACATATAACCGTGGTACAGAAAGCGGGGATGTAACCTGCCCCGAATGTAATAAAGAATGGTATTACGAACATGAAACCGACAACAACTAAACCAACAACAAGGAGCAATAATGTTTAACTATCACGAAATATTTGAAGAGCACGGAAAGTCACCTGCCACCCCACAAGAGTGGCAGACTTGTGACACAACCCATGATTATGTTTGGATGTTCAATGTAACTTCCGGATTTACTGAAAGAATGATGATCAGCTACCTCAATGACCACAAGAACCCAAAGGTTGTTGAGAAAGAAATGGATCAGTTTATGGAAGAGCTTCAACGTCAGACAGGTTTGTCTGTTGAGGACACAGCCATGTACGCAAAATTGGGACAATACATTTCCCAAGACCGTGAGTATAGGGATGATCCTGAAGCTGCTCGACAAGCTGCTTACAAATGTTTCGAACAACATATGGAAGTACATGACAAGCTTGAGAATGCTGAAACTCTTGAAGACTTGGAAATGCCTGAAGAGTTAGTACGTATGGCAGAAGAGTTCAACAACATGCTCGAAGAGCGTCATGAAAAGAATAACAAGATTGAATCCGAGCTTGCAGTTTTGGAAGCAGAGATGAAGGCCGATGAATTGGCTGGAGTGTTCACTGAACTTGAGAACCTTCTCAAAAAGATCAATGAAGAGGAGGGGGACAAGTGATTACTGTTGACACTCTAAGAGACATGCTTGTGGATCTTAAAAGTAAGACTCGTAAAGATATCCACGATGAACTAATGCCATTCCTTATCCCTATAAAAGATATGGAGAAGGAGTTGTTTGGTGCACCAATTTCTACCGTACCGTTTGGTGATGGAGATACTTACAAGTTATTTAATTTCCTTTCACAGAACCTGCTTATGCTAGAGGGGTATGCTCAGTTTGTTTTGATTGCTCCAGGAAGAGGGTTTAACCCCGAAAATAATGAACGAAAGAAAGTGTTCTTGTTGTTCGTTGTTGAAAGCCATGACGTTATAACCGTTGGTACTTGGGATCATGAATCTGGTGAATACCTTCAAGAACCCCAGCTGATACATCCAGACGAAGTGGCAGGTGATCTGCTTTTAGCAATCAAATTCTTTGCGTACCTTTTAGAATGCGCTAAGAATGGTATACATAAGCCTGGTGAGTTTGCTCAAGCAACTAGGTTGGTACAAGAAACAATGGATATTCTTGTGTCAAGAAATGCAGGTGAGTAATGAGACCGGGACTCGAAGACCTAGCAAAAACTATGCACCCCAGCTTTGGTGCATCTTTCCCTGACCAAGGTTGGGATAAGATTATCATTGACTGCCATAACAAACTGAAGACCATTGATCCTGATTATGTTATATATCAGGTCAAAGAAAAGTTTGGAACACTTAGGTTTTACTTCTACAGTAATAGTAAGAGTCAAGCTGATATGGCTAAGTGTGTTGAGGAAGCAGAAGAACTAAGTGCAGTGACTTGTGAACTATGCGGTAATCCTGGTAGTTTAGATCGCGAAGCGTACTGGGTTAAAACCCTGTGCCCTGAGTGCACAACTACTAGAAAGGTTAGACGTGATGCCACGCCAGCACCAATCAACGTCAATGAGGAAACTCTTGAAAGAAATTAAAGACTTAGGGTTTGACATAACCCAAAAGAAATCAGGAACATATTTGATTGTACCGCCGGCTCACATTGATGGGCCGGCGTATACAACTCATGCAACTGAGTCTGCGTTTCACCCAATAAAAAGAGACTTCAAAAAGCTATACAAGATAGAACTGTGAGGAACTATGAAAAACAGCGAATGGCGTAACAAAGCGGCATGCTTAGGTATGCCAACGAATGTGTTCTTCCTTGAAAGAGGGGACTCAAGCAAAGAAGCCAAGACAATATGTAATACATGCTCAGTTAAAACAGATTGTTTAAACGAAGCTGTACACATTAACCCTATATACGACAGCTACGGAATTTATGGTGGTAAGTCATCTAGGGAACGCAACAAGATCCGTAAGCAACTAGGTCTTGTGTTTACACCAATAACTCATAGGAATTAAATAGAACCCCGAGTGGGAGTCACGTAATCAGTGACCCCGCTCGGGGTTCCTTTTTTTTTGTTTTTATTCCTACCCAAATTTTGTGGCTGGTGTAAACTTGTACTCGTCGCAAACGTGATGCTGTCCAAAGGAGAAAACCATGAGCCTATGTCGTGGCCCATTATGTAGTGAAAAAACTGTGGCTAAAGGATTGTGCGCTGCCCATTACAAGCAATTGAAGCGTGATGGTAAGTTGCATGTCATTGAGAAGTCACAACTTCCAGAAGATAAGTTCTGGAAGAACATCAAGAAAGAAGAGAATGGTTGCTGGACATGGACAGGGACCGTTGACAAAGGTTATGGCCGTATGTATGTTGGAAACAAAGCATTCCAATCTCACAGATGGTCATATGAACAACACAGACATGTGTCTTTGACTAAGGCCGAAACACTTGACCACTTATGCAGAAACACTTTGTGTTGTAATCCTGAGCATCTTGAAAAAGTTGCTTTAATTGAGAATATTGAAAGACAGCACTTGTATCATGCACTTAACGCAGAAATTAAAAGACTGCGTGAGTTCCTTACTGACATTGGTTACGATCCCGATACTTTACAAAAGGAGTTGTGATATGTGGTTAATCATGGTAATTATTCTGTACGTAATTTTGTACTTTGTAGCAAACGAAATAGATGAGGATAAATAATGCAAACATTTGTACCACACGGAAGTGATTTTACCAGTAATGCTTTAGTGCTTGACCGACAGCGGTTGGGTAAACAAAGAGTTGAAGGTATGCAAATTATTAATACGTTACTTGGATATAGTGAAGGTTGGGTAAATCACCCAGCAGTAAAAATGTGGAAAGGGTATGAACAAGCCCTTGTTAAATACACCTTAAATATCTGTCAGGAATGGACATTAAGAGGTTACAAAGATACTTGTGCTATAAAGATTTTAGACAAATGTGTTGATTCTGAATTATTTGCAGATGACATTGTATGGGCAGATATCAAGTTACCTGCATGGTTAGATGACCCTGAAGTAATGGAATCACATAAGTCAAATTTACTTCGTAAGTTACCTAATCATTATTCACAGTATTGGCCTGAGGTGTCACCTGACCTTCCTTACAAGTGGCCAGTTTGACATAACCATGTTGTAATCGTGGCTTCGTCCAAAACACAAAACCCTGAGTGGGGTGTCTTAATTGACAATCCCACTCAGGGTTCTTTTTTTTTTGTTTTTATTTCTACCTACAAATTTTTGATTAAATCTGTAAGTCTTTCCAATCCTATGTTTATGTCTCTTGAAGCAATTTGCTCACGCATAGGTTTCCCTAGTTCTTCTCGAACTTTTGGATCACATAATTTTTTTATTGATTTAATCCAATCCATAGGATTTTTAGCTATTACACCTACACCCAAAGTCTTATATAAGTTTACGTAAGAGTCCAGGTCTTGTGCAATAAATGGAATTCCTGAAGCAGCATATTCCAATCCTTTAATATCAGATTTGGCCATATTAAAAGGTGTTTTATTTAGAGGCACTATTCCAATATCCATTGTCAGTAAACTAGGGTAATCCTCTGCATGTGCCATCGGCTTAGTATCCACCATTGAGTGCTCTACACCTAGTCTGCTGGCAAAGGAAGGTGCAGATAAGTGGTCACCCCCGTGATAAAGACTGACCTTACCAGCATTAACTAATGGTGGCAATATCCCCTTTAAAGTTTCAATATCTTTACTTCTATGTGCTGTTGACCCTACCCACCCAACTACTGGAGTGACTGTATCACTGTAGGTCACTTGGTTAAACCTATGAATGTCTACCGTGTTTTCTATTACATGAATTGGGCATCTGACAAACTTAGATATTCTGTCCCTAATGTAGGGGGTACTTACTGTGACAATATCAGATTTTGACAAAATTGTTTTATAAAAGTTTGTATTTTCAACTTTATTAAACTGTGGGTGATTGTGGTTGAATGCCATATTTGAAGTGTCTAGACCCCAATACCAATCGTCAAGATCATTGATAATTTTTTGGCCATTTGCTCTAGCCATTGGGACGTGTTTAGTGAGGCCTTCATGCATTAATCGTTGCATATACACAACGTCAACTTCACTGACCTCACCATCAACTGAAATAATGACAAATCTGTCATGCATCCAAGTGAGTACACCAACACTTACATCAAATGGAAGTGTTGAAACGTACTGACCCAACCGGGCCCATCCGCTTCCTCCCCATTTGGCTTCATCTAAACCTGTTTTGTTTGGGTGTAACCAGTCACCCGATGCTATGCCTAGACGAAGCACGTGAACTCCCTCTATATTCCATTTTGTGAACCTTCTTACCTACACCACAATGGTGAGTGGGGTGCTCGTTCAAAGGAACAAACACCTCCACTCCCTCATTGCATTTTGGGCATGCATAATACCCTTTGGGGTATTGTGCTCTCTCTGTATCAGACATGAGAAACATTGTACTACTCATCAGACTGATTTGCGGCGCTTCCAAGTGATAGCAAAGAACTTAATATCCATTGCGTTCCATAATGGGGTAGCGGCCAAGGTTGTGATTGGCTTGGGAAAGTCAGCTCGCTTGCGAAGAGCATGAATCTGTTGCTTTGGGCAACTTAGGATCTCTGCTACTTCTGATGTTCCAACAATGTCATTAATTTTAATAAGCAACATATCGGAATCTAATTGAACTGTTATGGTGTTTTCATTCATGTTGTGCTCCTTGTGTAGTGCCCATACCGGGCTTTATTTATATATTACAACACATTATTAACAATTACAACTACCGTTGTATACTATTTGCACTTACGTGTCCACGGAATAAACCCGCAACCTTTGTGGGCATCAAACCAACGGTATATTTCCCAACCCATTTTAAAGTTGGTCAATGGATCATCAATCATTGTCCAATCACCAAATAGGTCTTCAACTTCATTTTTCCAAACAAAGTTAATTTGTAATGGCCCATGGTCTGAACCATTGAATTGTGGGTGTCCTGGAATTACGTTTTGGCAACGACTTTCTGACCAGGCTTCTTCAAGAACATCTACTAAAAGTTCTTGTGGCCAACCAGCTTGCAAAGCAATGGGAGCCAACTCTTCACATTTTGAACCAACTGGAACCAACGTAGTGGTTGTTGTGGTCTCGGGAATTGTGGTTGTCGTTTCAGGAACGACAATTGTTGTAGTTGTTTCTGGGATGGTGACCACAACAGTAGTTGTGATCGGGGTTTCTTGGATTTTTACTTTCTGTGATTCTGTACCTTTGGCCAGTGGTGCGACGATTGCGATACTTGCGGCTAGTGCTACGAGTATCACTGGTTTAGAGTATTTAATTTTCAAAAGCTAGCTCCTTGATAGGGGATAAAAACAATGCCCAGCCTGAACTGTATTGGCTGGGCACTATCTATATTACCAAAGTGTTACGAGTACTAGCTACATCACATGCTAGAAAGTTTAAAAACTAAAGATTCTATGTCAAAATCTTGCCCTCTAGCAGGGAAAATGTCCCGTGTGACATGTTTCCTAACTACTACAGAAGCTTCTCGGCACTTAGGGCATCTACATCCTGAGCGGTACATTTCAAGAGATCCGTGGTGCATTCTTGCTGTACCACGTCTCTCTTGTGGTGTCAAGCCACCCCACAAACCCCAGTGTTCTTCAATACCATAATCAAGACATTCTTGCCAAACCGGGCAAGTATTGCACACTGCTTTACCTGCTTTGTAGTAAGCGTTGTGGTTAGTCTCTTCTAACGGAGGGAAAAACAAGTTTGGGTGTAATCCCTTGCATGGGGATTCATCCATCCAAGGTTTAGAAGTCATTCAGCTTCCCGACGAAATAAACACAACGCAATTATTGCATATGTAGCAATATCCAAAAGGCTGTCCTCAACACCTTCATTTTGAAGGGTTGAACCTTTGGCATATGATTGTAGTCTTACAACTTTGTCATTTGCTCTGACCATGGCACCCACCCATGGTGGGATACCCCATTCTTGAGAAGCACTAACGTTGGCAAAGAAGTCCTCATCTGTTCCGTAATCTGCACCCTTACGGCGATGCATTTCCATAACTTCATAAAGAGCCTTTTCAAATTCCGGATCACCAGTCATGGTACACAGCTCCTTCAAATTCATCTAAAAGTCTCCCTCCAATTAATGGGCTCGTAGTTAGAAATGTAAAGAAACTCCAAGTAACTAAAAATGGCCAATCTATTCCGTTACTAGAGATAAGGTTAGTAAGTGTAGCTATGGTTGAAATTACAAGGGCCATAAAAACACGACGTCTAGTTTGATATACGGTCATTCTGAATCTTCTTGTGAAGAAAACAAAAGTACGTTATATACTTCGTTGGTTAGCCATTCAGCTGCCTTGCGAAGGCCTTCTTCTGAAGAAATGTCCCAATTGACCCAAAGGGTACAACCTTTAGTTGAAAGGTATTCCATTACTTCTTCTACCCCAACTACAGTTGTCTCAATTGTTGCACCATTTACCATGCTTCCACCAGAGATATTTCCCGATTGGTAAGCATTTTTCCCAACAACAACGTTGTTGTTACTAGGGGTAACTTGCTTATTGTCTCTCCACCATGTCTTTGTCATGATTCCTCCTTGTTGTGTTACTTGTATTCTACTGACTATCTTAACTTAAATCAATTACATCTTGAATAAACTGGTCAGTTTGATTTGGGCCCAATCCTCCACTAGGAAGTTGTCTGGCTGTTTCTCCAGCTTTGCTACCAAACAATCTAGAAAGTACCCCTGCGTTACCTCTTGCTTCCACTTCAATACGCATAAGATCACGGGTGTCAGAGATATTCTTGAACTTGTCAATGAGGGAGAATAACCTATCCATCTCTGATGACAAGGCTGGGTCAAGACCTTGGCCTTCCAGTTCTTCGGCAAATCTTGCAAACAAAACTCGGCTAGCTTGCATCTCAATCATTGCCTGCAACACGGCATTTAACTGATCTTTAGAACGTATTTCTACAGGTAGTTTAAACCCACAATCTGAATGTTCCTTGAATGCAGGACAACGTGATGCAAGATAGCAACTATCGCATTGTCGCAAAGGGCCACTTTGGTACCTAATGACAGGGGTCTCTGTAGGGGCAATTTCTATGTGTTCTCCCTGCTCAGAACCACTTTGTGTACCCATTGAGATGATGTGTTCTATGCCCATGACCGGTAGCAATAGACGCTCACTTTCGTGCCGCTTCTCTAGGTGGGAGATAGCAATATTACCCCCCTTGGAAACCGGTTTATCTGCATTAGGTGACATAGGGGGTATATCAACTATACCCCCCTCTTCTACCTCTCCAAACTCGGACTCATCATCAGTAACTTGGGGGTCATAGCCCAAAAACGTGGACTGTTCCCAAGCCTTCCAAGACTTGATTGCAAGTGACCCAACCGCTGTCACATTATCTTCTAAGATTGCTTCGTAATCAATACCTAATCTTAAAATGTCTGCTCTGTGCTTCTTGCGAGAAGATTCTTTCTGCTGCGCAGGGTATCTGTGAAGACCATGCCCGTCCCATACTTGGGTCTCACCATAGCGTATGGATGAGGTCCATGACCCCACCACAACAGCTTCCCAAGGTAATGCTTGGATAACGTCAGGTTTACTTGTTAAACCATAAAGCTTTGCTCCCCAACGCTGCGAGAGGGACCGGATACGCGGAAGTGTTTTAGAGTTTATAGCCTTGTCTGATATGGCAGCTCTACCATAACGTTGACATAACCATGCCAATCTTTCTAAATCGTCGTCATCTGACCATACCGGGACATACTTGTCTCCAAGCCAGTCGCCATCCATATCGGGGCGGCCAATAACAACAGATAGAGAGTCAGCATGGTCTCTTACGAAGGTTTCGTACTTATTGAGGTCTTCATCCCCCTCTGACGTGTACACCAGTATTTCAGCAGAGGCAAATACTTCTTCAGGGTTAAACTCTTTGCGCTTTGGAATAGGCAAATGGGTCACATTCACAGCTACTCTTGTTATTTCATTAGCTATGAGTAGGTTTCTATGAGTGCCCTTTTCAGCACCACCAAAGAATATGTGCATTACTCTCTCCAGGTCTTTTCCGCGGCTTTTAACGCTTGATTATCCATTTCCTCAACTAAGGAACCCCATTCTCTTATTACCTTCATGTTGGACCATTCTGGGCGCACCAGGTATGGAGAAGCTATTAAAAGAGTAGGCATTCCTAATTTAAGGGTTTCTGCACAAGTTCTAGGGTCGTTGTCTACATACCATTCGGGCTTGCCAAATACCGCTCCAATGCGGTGTACCTTTTCTGCACGTAAAACAGGGTCAGGTTCATCTAGCATCTCATAAAATGAAGGTTTTATTCCTTCTTTTTTAAGCCAATCTTCGATGATCATTTTGCTATAGTCTTCGTTGACTACTAAGCATATACGACCAATGGACTGGTCATGCATCATGCGCCAAATATACAGCCCTTGTGGGTCTGGCTGGCGTAATGCTATGGAGTCTGCTGGACGAGCCAATACAGAAAAGTTAAAGAGTATCACTAGTCATACATCTTTTTAGCAATACGATTCTTGTGAGTTACAAACTCTTGTGCTGGGCAGTAGTGGCAAAGGTATTGTCGGTTTTCTCTAGGAACACCAATCTTGCGGCCAATGGTCTTACTCTCGTCTTCATAGTCAATACACATACCTGATGGTCGATTATGCCTACTAAAACACTTAAGAGCTTCAACTTTTAGGTCATCTTTTAGTTCACGAACTTCCCATTCATTCTTAGCAAGTTCTTTTTTGATTTGTGTCTCATCACCAAGCTTTTCCCAGGTGTTCTGATCACACCTAATGATGAGAGACTTATGGGCGTCTGGATCAGGGTTTGCGGCCTGACCAAGATGCCTATTGCATAGTTCAATAAGTTCCATGTCGTATTGAACAGGACCTTCATAATCCTTCATTCTGTACATGGTTCCACAGGTTTGACACGTCAAAAGACGGGGCATGTTGTACTCCTAGTTGTTTATACTACTCAGTCGTCTGCGTAGCCGTATTCATAATCGTTATCCGATTTTACATTAACTCCACGCTTCTTGTCAACGATATTGTACTGCGTTTGAAGCATTTTTGCTCGGTCAAATGCATGACTCTCTTCAAGAACACCACCACGATCTGGGGCAATGCTCTTCATTGTACCGTCATCTTCTCCAAGCTTACGGTCACCATTCATTGATCTTGATGTATTAACTGCCATTTGGGGGCTCCTTATCTATCAGTAGTTATAATCTTGCGGACGACCATAGTCGTCACTCTCAACACCAAATCTTCGACTTGCCTCAACACCTTGGGAAGGGTAAGCTTGTCCGGGTCTAGGGTGACGTGAGGGACCTACATAAGGGCTTGAACCCGCAGGAAGTGGTGGTCTAGGGTGACGTGAAGGGCCTACATAAGGTGTTCTTGGTCCACCGGGTCTAGGGTGACGTGAGGGGGCAGTTTGTGGACCACTTGCGTCATAGTCTTCGCCCATACCCTCATACTGTGGTGGCATTCCACCATTAGGAACAGAACCTTGCATAGGAACACCCATGCCCATATCACCAAAACGTGTAGTTTGTGGTGCACCTCTGGTTGGTCCACGTCCACCAAAAGCACCATTCATGGGGTGACCATAGGTACCTCTTGGGTTTACCTGCTGAATAGGTGCACTAGCAGGACTATCTCCTGCACCAATTTCACCCATAACTCTAGAACCAGGTCCAATTCCTCTTGGTCCGGGACCTATTTCACCCATTACTTGTGGTCCTGCCGGTAAACCACGATCTGGAGTACGTGTGTACTCTGCTCCTGGACCATAGTTAATTGGCCCACCACCAGGTGCGGTCATTACACGGTCAGCAGCTTTGTTCCACATTCTTCCAAAGAAACCGGGGCCTTTTGGGGCACCTGTAGAGTTATCCACAGTAGGAGGTGCTCCAGTGGTGGGAGTTTGCCCAGTACCTGCAGGTACACCACCACGGAACTTCTCTATGTCAGTCCCTGAAGGGGTTGTTGGAAGGCCAGTCGTAGGAGTTCCTTCAGTTGAAGTACCTTCAATTGCATCAGGAAACTTTTTAGCAAGAGAACCCTCATCTCCTTGTTCCCAAGAAGGACCCTGCCCACCTACTCTGCGCTTACCTGGCATTGGATAAGGTTGTTCAGCTTGCCCTGGTGTACCAGTACGTCGTGTCTTCTTTACAACACGTCCTGAACCACCACCAAAGTTATCTCCTTGATCAGGAGGAGTCATGGATGACCCTGGTGTTGAGCCAGTTGGAGGGGTTGAACCAGTGCCGGTCGCATCATAGTCCCCACCCATACCTTCGTATTGACTAGGCATTCCACCAGTGTTTGAACCGGGCTCACCCTTTCTGGGTAGACCCATGTCTCTTTCACCCATATCTACGGGTTTAAACTTTTGTTTCTTTTTATCATCTTTAGGTTTATCGGCTTTAGGAGTTTGATCACCACCACCATTCCATGCTGGGTGATTGGGGTCAAACATAAACTGGTTATGGGTCTGCCTTGAGTTGGCACCACCAATTTGCTGTACGCCACCGTTGTTAGTGGCGCCAAAGCCAACTGACTTATCTGCACTAATGTCTCCACCTGCATTGATAGTTGCACCACCAGATTGATTACCAGACTGTTTTGCGTTCATTCCAACTTTTACGTTGTTATTAGATGCTATTGCCATGGCTCCATCACTTCCTTGATCACCTGATGTACCTCCACCAGTTTTTGAATTCTTATCTTTTTTATTTTTGTTTTTTAAAGGACCAGCAGCACCCACAAACCTTTTTAAGGTGTTTTCTTCACTAGACCCAGTTACTCCATATCTAGTACTATTATAGCTTGCACCACTACCAGGCACTTTTACAGTACCACTAACACCACTAGCATTATAAGTGGATGTATTACCACCTAAACGTCCGCTTACATCTCTGGAGTAAGTAGTTTGAAAACCTGGAGTGGTTGGGTTGCTACCTTCTGTTCTACCAGAACCATTAGCATATGCTTGACGCAGTTGCCAAGAGCCTGGAAGGATACCTTTATTTTGCAGATTTTGAGTGTAAAAGTCATGTGAAGGTGCTTTACCTTCGTCTTGAGTATAGAAATCTCCGTTAAAAGGCATACTATACGTTCCCTAATGAGTTCATTGAGTACCTTCCGGTACCTTCAAATTCTCCGGTATTCATCTCTGGCATAACTGGCATACCTGAAACCCATGAACGATTATTTACACCATAACGACTCATACTAAAGATATCCATAAGAGTAGGTGACTGCTTCATAAACCCACGGGTTTGTGGAAATAACTGTTGAGGAACAGTGGGGCGGATTGCACGTATGGTATCGGGGTCACTAATGGCGGCTTGTAAAGCCTGATCCACTAAAAACTCTTGACGTGACTGCCATGGACGTGCCACTATTCCTCCGTTTGAGTCTTGAGAACTGGACGCTGTGTGGGTTGGTTACCAAACTTACTGTGGACAACATCTTTGATTGCTTCACCTACTGCTTTGAAGTCATCACTGATTTCATCAGCAGGGGTAGCTTTAAGGCGTGGACGAACATGAGGGTTGTCCCCACGACCTGCGTCTGCTCCACCTCTGGTGGTCCCAACAATTGCCATTTTAATAACTTATGCCGAGGTTGTTAGTTTGTGGCTCAGGATCTTTATTGTTTCTTTCAGGTTTAACATTAAGTGCAGTACTATCCCATCTAGGTTGATCTAACGGGGGCTTATTATGTGAAGCGGGTGCTTTATTGGGATCGTTAGGATCATCGGGAGGTCCTTTTCCACCACCAGCAGCTGCGACTTGGGGGTGTGGAAAATCCTGACGACCTGTGGCAGCATGGGTGCCACCAGAGCCACCTCGCATAGTGTCTTTAATTCCCATAACTTACTCCTTAAATTTAGTAGGCTTAACCTGTGTAGTCTTTATAGCTTCTTCGGTTACCTAACTTGTTTCTCATTTTTTCAGCTGCAGCAATTACATCTTTGTATTGCTCTCTGAGTTTTGCATGACTCTTACGTGCTTCTTCTAGTGTTAATCCTGGATTCATATTGATATCTCCTTATTGTTTTCAGTGTTATTAAGTGCTTTTAGGCGCTCAACTTCTTTTTCAAGTTCTTCAGTACTCAATTTTTCAACGTAAATCTTATGCCAAGCTTCTGCAATAGATACAAAATTCTGCAACAACATTGTATTCTCCTCTGTTTGTATACAAGTTTATCATCTCCACGGGGGAGCAAGTGACTTTAATAGACTTCTTCGTTGCATGTCTATAACTTCTTCTTGAGGGCGGTCTAGGCCCCTAGGAATGCCTCTAGGACCAGCTTTGCCATCATTAGTTAATCTTACCGGTTCAGCCCCTGGAGGGGCAAATTTGAGGCCCTGTGACTGAAGCACCAAGCCTGTTTGTAAGTTAAACTCATCTGGCCAGAGATAGTCACCAGCATTGATCCTCTCACCTTTGTGGACACCACGGGTGTAAGGACGGGTATTAGTACGTTGTACAGCATTTAGAATCTTATCTTGTCGGCGGTTAGACGACATAGTGCCCAAATAACCATCTGGATACTGAGTGTCCGGAGAACCACCCCATGCTGAAAGTTGTGCGTCTTTAGCATTACGAAAGGTAGGTGTGGGACCTAATAGTGGTTGGCTCTCTGGGGTGTACGGATCGTACCCTCCACCCCAATCAGTAAATGTCTGCTGGTTTGGACTAGCGGCCATTTACTCCACCAAACGCTCCAAGAATACCACCTTGTCCTCCACCAACATTAGAAATTGGTTTTGGGCGTGGTGTAACCTTCTTAACTACTTTTTTAGTAACCTTTTTCTTAGAAGTTGAAGAAGTCTTCTTTGAGGCCATGACGGTCCTTTTCTTTACGTTTCTGTTTGCGTTCTAGCTTATCTTGTTCTTCGTATATATCGTCAAACTCATCATCTAAATGTGGTGAATTAGCTAGCTTGCGCCAATCATCATTGTTATACTTACGCATAATTAAATAGCATACCTTTACCTAGTGTTAGTGTGTACCATTATAGGTTATTAATTTCCAATGGTAGCTCCGGTTGCTCTTGAACGCAACAACTGACCAGCTACCGTGCTTATGGCACTGTTTCTATCTGCTGTTAACTTTTCGTGTTGCTTTCTCTGTCGACCAAGTTCTCTTGCATTAGTAACTGGGCCTTCATCAGTTGTGGAGTGTATCATTTCTCCAACTTCGGATTCTGTGGGCTTATAATCTGGATTTGCTATTATTTTTCTACCAGCTTCCCCACTTTTACCAACTGCATAACTATCATCTATAGTTTTGCTCATAGGTGTTCTGCTCATTCCACTTTCAGGAATGCCTGATACTGAGCTCATTGTAGGTGCTGGTGGTATTTCCATACTTGGAGCACCAGTACCAAATATTGCTCCCATTGCATTCAAAGTTCCTTGCATAACTTGAGGAGCAAATTGTTTTGCTTGGGTTACACGTGCATAAGACTCATTTGGGGTAGTTCTAAGTACATGTGCATGACGTTGTATTGCAGTTTGGTGTTCTGGCGATACAACTGCATTCTTTACAAGAGATCCATAACCAGCAGGCATTGGTGCCGGTGTTGGGTCTTTTTCAAAGAAAGTTTCAGGTTTTGAATAGTTTTGTGGACTTGGCCCAGATACAGCCGGTGGTTTTCTTCCACCAGTTAAATCTGTAAACTGCGGTGCATTTTGTCTAGCTAATCTACCGCGCATAACAGCTAACTTAGTAGTGTTTTTAGTGTTGAGTTGTGTTCCAATTGAAGTTTGTGCTGAAAGGCTACGAGGAGTAACAATGCTTTGGTTAATGCCAAGTGCTTTTGCTAAGTTAGCTCTATCCACTGACGCTTCTGGAATAGTAAATCTTTGGTTAGCTCTTGATGGAGCGGTAGTGTCGTCACCAACAACAGTAACATCCCCATACTCTCTTTCGGTTGATGTTCCTTCAGCAACAGGGGTATTTTGATCCATTCGATCACCGGCTGTTGCTACTTCCCCAAATTGTAAACTGGTTAAACCAGATATTCTAGCTGATGGTGATACTGGTGTAAACCTACCAGTTGCGTTTAAGGCCAAGTGAATAATGTCTTCTGGAGCAAACCCAGCTAAGTTTACTCTATTTGCAATTTCACGTCGTTGTCCTGGTGCTATCTTTTCAGTTACTCTGGGAAGTCCTTGTATTCTTACATATTCACCTGTTCCAGTTTTTGTATTAAAGGTGTTGCCTAAAACATCAAGTGCCGAAACTGGTGTAGCACCAAGACTTTTAGCGTTTTCTTCTGTTGCAGCAAAAACTTCTGCTTGACCAGTTGGAGCAGTTATTACATCTCCAGTTTCTGGGTGTCGTGCTAGGGTTCCTGGATCTTTTGGAACAGTTCTAGTAAGTTGTTTACCATCTTCTCCTAGTTCTGGGACTTTATTACCGTCTTTATCAAGAACATGTAGTTTGGACGTTCCCACATGCTTACCATCTGCGTTATACCTCTTAACTTCTTGCATTTTAAATACAGGTTCTTCTACGGTTTCTTCTGAAGGCGGGGTTTCCCATACTGGCATTTGTTTTTGTTGTAATACAGGTACCTTTTTTGGAAGTGAAGTTCTACCAAAGAAGCCTCTAGGTGCAGGGCCACCACGAACTGCTCGACTTTCACCAACTTTTGGTGTGTCTGGTCCTTGTTGAAGTACCCGTTCCGTTGGGTCTTCTGTCATTGTAGTTGTTGTTGCAGCTCTTGGGTTAATGTAATGCCCTTCAAATTTTGAAGGAACCATAGAAGCAATATGGCTTTCCAAGGACGCAATGGCGTCTTCATTCAGGCCTTGCTCATCTTTAGCGGCATCATAGTCTGCGTTTTCACGAAGGTCACCCATTTGAGCGGCTGTACCAATTTGTTCAGAGATGCGTTGTCTTTCGCTTTTTCTCCATTCAAGCTCGTTCTTATGACCTGTTAATTGCTCTTCACTAACGAAGTTATCAGGATGGGTTTCAGGAGTACCTACTGGTTCACGTCCAACTTTGTTATAAGCTATTTGTCCTCTTTCACGCGTTTTTGGAGCAGAGGAAATTGGGTTAACAATACTCTTATGAAGAGCTTTAAGAACATCTACTCTAGTGTTAATATCTAATTCATCATTAATTGAATCCTCTAACTCTAGGGGGATGGGTGCACCCTCAGCGTCTGTTACAGGGTTTTGTCGTATATCTTTTTTTAGACCGGCTTTAGCTTCAAGAGCAGCAATATGCTCTTCCATCGCTTTCTTTCCAGCTTTAGTAATTTCTCTCTTATGAGTAAGCTTCGTTAATCTATGTTGTTCTTTTTCTTCTTTAGTAGCATTACTTCTAAGTACTCCTAATTTAGTGTAACTAGGGTTTATCATGCCGGTTTTTGCATCAACTGCTTTTGGATGTTGCATAAGTGGGTCGTCACTATTAAGCAACGTGTGCATTTCTTGTTCTGCTTTTTTACGAACACTCTGAAGTTCCGAAAAGTCACGTAAAGCTTGTTCAACATGAGGCTTACGCTCATTTAAGGCATTAACCTGAGTTAATAGCCGTTCACCTTCTTCTTTGTGAGCGATACTGTCGTACTCATCAGTAAGAGCATGCTCTTCAGCTCTTTCTTTTGACATCTTTCCAGCAGCAACTTGTTGTGCATCAAACTGATTACGACTTAATAATGCTGGTTTATAACCAGCTGCTTTTTCTGCTATACGCTGTCTTGCAGCTGGTTCTACTGCTGATGCAGAAATGGCTCCTAGCCATGCAGGCAATCCACTGTTCTTTATTATATCTTGACCAACTTCTTGTGTGGTCTTGCCTGTAGCAATTATGCCTCCTGCGGTAGCTTTCATTTTACGAAGAACACCAGGTTCAGTCAATTCACCTTTTTCATCCACTTTTACAGAAGGTGCAAAGTCAAGAGCATCATCCATACTGTCTGCGTTGTTACTTATTAAATCCCCAAGTTTTGCTTTAATACCATCTGGTAAAGCTTCGCTACCACCGGCTGTTAGGTTGCTTCGGCCTGAACCAATTCTATAATCATTTCCTTGAACGTAGTATGCAGGTACAGACATTGAACGCTCAGATGCGTCTTGAGCCATTTCCTGTAGAACTATGTTATTTTCTCCACTTACAAAAGAACTAGGGCGTCTAAGAATAGTTCTCTTAGGCTTACCTCTACCAGTACTCTTTTGTTGGAGTGTGCTACCTTTTGGAGCAGCAACTACTGCTACTGGGTCTAATCCAATATCAGTTGAAGTTCTACCAATTCGACTTGGAGATTCACTTCTAAGTCCGGCACTTCCAAGACCAGCTTTCCTTGCCTCTGTGATTGACTTTACGTTAAACTCAGCTTCAGATATTTGTGCGTCTAGAGCATCATGATCTTCTTGAGAAAAGTTTGTTCTATCTGTACTATGTAGTTCTTCTAACTTATTTTGTGCATCAAAAACACGACTTTCGGTTAACTCAGGGTTATTCTTTTCAAACTCGAGTACTTTACCCTTGTTAACTTGTAACAGTTTCGAATCTGATTTTGCTTCAGCATTTACTATAGCTTCTTCAGCTACGTTATTACCTTTTTCAGTGTTACCGGTTATAACACTGTTTGGGGGGACACTATTGTAGGTTTCATCAGTAGCTTTTGTTAAATCATTTGTTTGTACTTCCTGTGTGTCTTTTTTCCATACTTTTTTAGCTTTTCCACTACTATCTGTTTTAGTTCTTTGCTGACCAGTAACTGGGTCAATGTCCGGAACTCTTTTAATGATAGTTTTTCCTCTTCTTGTATAGAATGTTCTGTCTTTATAAACAGGTGCCGGGGCTCCTCTAGTTTCTTCTCCTGCCCGAAGTCTGAGGGCGTTTAAGTCAAACTGTGATGATAGAGCTCCAGCTCTACGAATACGTTCTCTATCTTCTGGGGCTACTTTATCTAATTCTTTTTCAGAACGTGTGCGCTCTTCATCTGAAAGTTGGGTGCCTTCTTCGGCTAGGGCTTCAGATACAGGGTTGGCCGTTGGGGGATTTACAATTTCATTACCTTGAAGCATGTATTGTGATAATGCTTCTGCATTTAAAGCGTTTAAAGCAATTTCTGATCGTACAGTACCACCTTTTCTAGCTCTGTCAAGAACATCTGCTGCGGCTGTTTCACCTTTAACTCTTTCAGCTAACACGTTATTAGCAGTATCTGTTCGTTTAGCAAGATCTTGGGTACCGGTCCACATACCAACTGATGCTTCTGTGGTAGCGGGGGTATCACTACGTTGTTCAATTGGGAGATCTGACTCATCTCTTTGGGGACCTTCTTGCATGTTTGTTGGTGCAAGCTCTTCATCTGGGGTATCTCCCCAGCCTTCCATATACAGAATATGGGAAACATAATCTTTATTATTTGGTTTACCATCATTACCATGCCCCGTACGACTATACCTATCTCCACGGGCTTTACTTGGAATAAACCCACTGCCTCGTAAACTACTTAAAATTTCTTGCACATGTGGAAGAGCTGCGTCTTCTTGATGTACTTCTGGTTTTTGAGATTTTTTAGGGTCATTTGTAGGATTTGAGTGACCCTCTTCTCCAGGTCGTACAATACGAATATGGCCTGCATCAACTGCTGCTTTAAGTAACCAATCTGCTCGTTGCCTTCTTGGAGTAAGGCCAGTACCTTTTTGGATCATAGGTATGGTGTTACCAAGAGCACTATTTTCTCCTAAATCTTTAGCAAGATCAGTAGCGTCTGAAAACTTAGAGTCATCACTTTTACGTATGTTTGCCTCAATAGGCAGTACCGGACTCTCTTTACCGGCTTTCCCAGTAGGAGTTGTTTTAGTTACTTTCTTTGTCTTTTTTGCACCTTTACGAACAGGAACATCAGTTGTTACAGTTTGCTTTGTACCACCAACAACTCGGGTAGTACCATCAGCATCTGTAACTTTTTCACGACCTTGTGAGGCAAGGACTACTCTTTCCTTAACTTCAGCAATATCAGTGCTAGTTGGAAAGTTTTTCATAAAAGTTTTTTTATTTTTTGCTACTTTTCTGAGTTCTCTTTCAGTACCAAGTTGTTGTATTTCAGATTCAGCTACAGCTGCTCCTCTATCAGCAGCTCTTGCAGAACCACGCTTTTCTCGGTCCGGGTTATCCCTATTTCGCTTAATTTCTGCTTCAATAGCAGAAGCTGCCACATCCTTATGCCTTCCCATAAGGGCTCGTACAGCTTTACTAGCCTGTCCAAGTAAAGGTCTGTAGCTGGGGTCTGCTTCTACCGCGCTCTTTTTACCACTTTCACCAATTTCATAAAAACCTTTAGATGCCTCAAGCAACTTTTTGTAGATTGCTTGGTCTTCTGCAGACAATAGTTCAATTTCGGCCTGTGTGGGGGCGGTTTGCTTTGCCATGTGGAAGGTCTCCTAGATAGTGAAAGACAAGATAAACAATAATACCACTTTATATGTATGTATTATCGTTCGACAGGCCTAAAAGCAATAGCTGATATGGTCTCTCCATTGTCACCTTCAATATCATCAAAGCCAATGACAAAGCATAGGTCTACGCCTCGAGGGGCTACAAAACCTCGGGCAATTGCACAAGCTTTAACAGCTTGGTTTACAGCACTTGCACCGATAGCTCGCATCTTTGGGTGCTGTCCAGCAATTACTGCTCGGGCTACGATAGAGCCAACACTCTGGGGGTTGCTGCTACCGGAAACTTTTACAACATCGTCTACATTATCTTGTGACATGGTTTACTCCATATAGTTAAAGGGTTGTTATCAACCCTTTAATTTTACGAGTAACCACCCTCTTGTAGCAGTGTAACGAAATCATCTAACCTCATCACAACGTAAGTATCACCTAATGCTTTTTCGCCTTTACCAGCGCGTTTAACAACTAAGGCAGGCATCGACTTTCCTAGCCTATTAGCTTGCTCTACTGTAGCATCTAACCAACCACTTAAGTTTAACTTACGTTGGTTTTTACATTGTATAGCAAGCTCTCGTTCTTGCCCCTCGTTCCGGATACCATTGATATCGCCGGTGTCTTCTCCACCCTTTAAGACTGTGCGGGATGCTTTAAGGAAGCCTTTAGAGTTAAGGTATTTACGTATGGCTGTTTCAAAGGAAGTTCCTTTTTGTTTAGCCGCTGACATTCTTGGTGTCCTTTATTACATTTCTAATTTCTATAAGAAGCGCTTTAATTTCTTTAAGGGTTTCATTAACTTCGTTAATTGGCCCAACTGACGCACGAGCATTAGCGGCTTGACGCATACGTTCATTTGCTTCTCTAGCGTTCTGAGCTCCAATTTCATTCCATGTTGGCATATCATGCTCCAAATCTTGATGTACGTTGTTCTTTACTGTGCAAACCAATTCTACGACTAAGCTCTCGTGAAAGCAACTGTGCTCCACGTTCGCATGAATCAAACAATGCTTCTAATAGCTTTCTGTACGCTCTAGAAACTTGGTATTTCTCTTGTTGAGACAAGACGCGGGAATCTACATCTCTTTTTGCTTTTGCGATAGTAACGCGATCCCCCTTGGCATCTGCTCCCCACTGCTCTATTAAAACCTTTGCCTCTGTAACCCGACATTGATTACCCTCTCTGTCTTCTTCAATCTCTGCTTGAACTAGTTGCCCTTTAAGGTACGAAACCCATGCCATAAATTCTGTATATACGTTCATGAGATCTCTATCATCCATGTCGTCTAGATCATTAGGTAGATCTGGTGGAGAATCTGATGGGCGCGTTGGCAACGTAAACTTAGTTTTAAATCGTGTAAGTGCTGGGCCTTCATCTTCAACTTTAGGGATTACTCTCATTTCCAGCATTCCTTTTTATATGGACAGAACTTACATCCACTAGAGTTTTTGTCATATGCCCAATCTGGTGTATCAGGAAGGGTGTCTTCTTCTAAATGATACATAACTGTTTTACAGTTGTCCAGAATTGGTTGCATAATTTCTTCTTGGTAGTTTACCGTGAATTCTTTTACCTCTTGGGTAGGTTTCCATTCGTAAATAAACACAATACTGTCGTGGCCTGTGCAGTACATATATACATGTCCTTGTCGAACATGAGAAGCAAAAGGTTTTTTAATGTTTTTCCATAGACCATCAAGAGTAAGTTCACCACTTGAGTAGGCCTTAAAAAGAGTTGGGTGATCCCATCTAACAGTTCCTAACCCTACGCTTTTTATCTCAATAAGGGCTCTACCTTCCGCATCCACCACTTCTCCATCGGCGTGACCGAGTATTCGGTGTGCATCGTTACGTACAGGTACCTCCCTATAACGAAAGGCATCACTAGAACAAACAGGACAACACTCAGGAGAAACGCCTTCCCAGCGTTCATGGCAAGCTTCACATTCCCAGGTGCCACCAAGAATGCCAGCTTGCTGAATCCACTTTTGCCATTTTGCATGTATCGCATGGCCCTCCTCAAATATGTTAAGGCGGCTAAAAGCTAGTGATTCATCTGCCGCAGGGTGTTGTTTAATTTTATACCATGCGGCTCTGGCACACCAGTCTTTTTTGGAAAGTTCTGATGGGTGTAGATGTTCTGTGTCTCTAGTGCTATTGCGCTCTTTGCTATTAAGAGCCACTTGAGTTTGAATTGCTGGGAGGATTCTTCCCTTAACCTTGGCTAAGTCTTTGTAGTTCTTTGTGTACCACGGGGTATCAGTCATTGTTCTCCAAGTAGCATTTGAAAGTCGGCTTCGTTTAGTACTACATAATGACGACCACCTAGGTCAAACTGCAAAACCGGTAGTCTGTCTTCTAGTACTGCACGTTGTGTTAACTCTACCAGCTCTTGGGATTTAACTGAGTATGATTTAACATTATTTGTAAGTTTGTTTTCAATAAGAAGTTCATGGGTACGCACGTCATTCTTGCGCATCCAACCTGACCCTGATCCTGCATTACGACTACCTTTATATATTTTTGCAGAACGGTTTTCCTGTTTCTTAGAAGCTTTCATTATTGAACGCTTTTCTTCTTTACCAAACATCATAGGAAATACTCCGTAGCTTTCTGTCGTAGCTCTGCTTGCATGTCTAGATCTTCACGAACAGCATTGAGTAATGCTTCCTTACCTTGCCACTTCTGCCCGTTATAGTTGTAGTACGCCCCACCTCGTGTAATGATTTCTACTGAGATGCAGATGTTAACAATGTCTTTTATTGTGTCAAATTCTCCAAGTTTAAACCCATTTGCCTCTGAAAAGTAGAAGTCTACGACGGCAACCTGCTGTGGGCGGTATGTCTTATTTTTCATTGTACGAGCACGGATGGTTTGACCTACTGGCTCATCTTTCTCTTTAATCCACTCGTCACGCTTAACTTCTACTCTGGCAAAGTAGTGGAAGTTCTTGGCCTTACCACCTGGGGTAGTTCGTGGGTCACCATACATGACGCCAATCTTTTCACGCCATTGATTAATGATCAATCCTGTGCATCCACGGTCTTCTACAACCATTGAGCGTTTCTGTGCTTTGCTACTCTTACGAAAGAACTTACCTGTAAGACGTGCACCTAAGCCCATTGTGAATTCATCCATCATCTTTTCGGCCTCATCACCTGGTACTAGTGCAGGTAAAGAGTCAAGAACAATGCAGTCAACCGCACGGTTTTCCATCGCACGAATAATCAAGTCATATACTTGTTCCATAACGTTGGTTTCAACAACCCAAAGGCGGTCAAGATCAACACCGATTGCTTTGGCATAATCAGGTACAAACTCTTCAGCTGCAATCCACATTGCTACCCAATCTGGATCTAATGCTTGGTTAGCCGCAATGGTTTTATAAGCAAGTGCAGTCTTGCCTGAGGATTCATCTCCAATAATTTCAGACCACTGGTTTGCTGGCCACCCTCCTCCAAGCATTAAGTCATAGGCAAGAATACCTGTAGTAATACGAGGTACTTCTTCTTTGACTTGATTACCTTGGACAATTATGTTTTCGCCGTACTTTTTATTGATTGCGGAGATGATTGAATCAAGGCTCTCGCGTGTTGCATCAATGCGCATTTGTTTCCTTTTTGTTAGACGCCCCAGGAAGTCTGGGAAGCTTGGTCGTACATACCATTCCAGCCACACTCAAAACATCTTGGTGCTGGTGACTTACCTTGAATACTTGTACTTGCTGCTCTAGAACTTCGTGTAAACACGTTAGGGCTACCACATTCGGGGCAAGTAACGTCCCCTTGTTTCTTGGCAGCTTCTCCACCCTTCCATAGTCTTAACGCTTCACCCATTGTAATTTGTGCTTGTGAATCTAAATCTGGGCGTAAAACTCGTTGTGGTTCGTCAGGACCTTGTTGGGGGATTACTGGTTGTGGGAATCTAATAGCACCAGAGGTAGGGGGTATCACTGGGTTAAAGCTACGGTTATTTGATGTAACAGGTTTTTCTCCACTTAGTTTTTTTGACCACCAATCACTACTCATAGTCCTCGTCTTCCTCCTCGTCTTCGTCATAGTCTAGATCATCTAATGCTGCTGCAAGCATCAATCCAACTAAAGATTCCATAGTTTTTTCGGTAACTGAGGAATCTACTGCTGTTTCATCAATGGATATTATATCTTGGTCTATTAGATGTGCAATGGTTGCTACACCAAATGATGTAATAATATTTTCAGTTGCTTTTAATGTAGCTTCGTCAAAGTCATTGTTTTCTCTAAGAACAGTAATCATCCATGATGCACACTCTTTTAAATGGTGTAATACGCCGGTATTAGACAGTACAAACCATTTTTGCATGGTATCTATAATTTCATGTTGTTGAACATCAGAAGATGGTACAGAAAAACCAGCAGCGTGAGCTAACTTTTGACCCTCCAATATAGATAGAGTCAGATAGAAGTTGCGTTCTTCTACTGGGTTTGAAGCCATGATCATCCTTTCGCCTCCGACCAGTTATAAGCTGAGTGACAGGACACTCTCAATGGTATTCCATTAATAATGTTACCATCACCCATAGCATTTATAAACAATGGCTGAATTATGTCAACTGAGTCTTCTGGAACCATTGCCACTAGTTCGTCATGTACCTGAACAAGTATGTTAGAGTCTGTATACTTGAGTACTTCATAAACGTCAATCATAGCTTTTTTACAGATATCAGCTGCTGATCCTTGTACTACCGCGTTTACAGCCTGACGCTCTGCCCTAGACCGCAACATGTAATCGTCTGATCGTAAGTCAGGAAGTCTACGACGACGACCTGAAATAGTTTTTACATACCCCATTTTGATGCCCTCATCAATAATGGATTTTTTCCACTTAGTTATTCCCGAAAATTGCTTGTAGTACTGATCGATAACGAATCGCGCGTGCTCTTCATCAACACCAGTTGTTCGTGCCAATTTTTGGGGGCCTCCACCATAAGCAGTTAAGAAGTTAACGCCTTTTCCAAGTTGTCGTTCTTCTGAAGTAACTTCCTCAACTGGTTTACCCAAGATAAGAGCAGCTGCTCCAGAATGAATGTCATCCCCATTAAGAAAGAACTCACTCATTTTCTTATCTCCTGAGAACATACACATAACACGAAGTTCAATCTGGTCATAGTCAGCAACTAGCAGGACATTTCCAGGGGTGGCCACAAACAAACTACGAACGCTACTGTCTCTTGGGATGTTCTGTAGGTTAGGGTTACTTGAGGATAAGCGACCAGTGGCAGTTCTGTGTAGGTGAAATGACGGATGTAATGACCCCTTGTTCAGTTTTGTGAGTAACCCATCAACATAGGTTGACTTAACTTTTTTTGTTTCTGCCCAGTCAATCAACATTGGAACAATTGGGTGTTTAGCTTCAAGGTTATGAAGTGCTTCTTCATCTACTGAAGCTGATCCCTTTTCCGTAAACTTGGTTGGTTTTAACCCCAAGCCACCTTCTTGTTTCTTGGTGAACAGAAGTTGTTGTTTGTGCTTAGGGCTATCTGGGTTAAATCCAGGGGGAGCGTAGTCCATCATATTTAAAAGCAAATTATTTAGATCTTTGTCTAGTTCAACACCTAGCTTTTTCATAGATCTGTGGTCAACAGGAATGCCTGTATCTTCCATTTCCATAAGAACACGTATAACTTCCATGTCCTGTCGTAAACACGATAGTAGTTCTTCTTTATTTTGAATCTTCTGCCAAAGAATTTTGTACAAATGCCATGTCCACTTGGCGTCTAGGTGAACATACTTTGTTGCTTTTGAAAAAGGAACCTGAGTGATGATTGCACCAAGCTTACCATCCTGATGGTAGGGGTTAAAACCACCAAAGTTATGAGCTATAAGCTTGTCAAGACTATATTCTGATAGGTTCTCATTTAGAATATGCTGAGCAATCATAGTGTCAATAAACGGACCTTCTGGCAACTCGTTATCAAAATACTTACGAACAGATCTTGCGTCAAATTTTATGTTATGTCCGACCTTGACAAGATCACCAAAGAATATGGGTTCAAGTTCCTTAAAAACTTCAGTTCGAGACAGCTGTTCCGGGGCAGGGGAAAATACTGCTGGGATATAGTATCTACCCTTAGCCATTGACTCCTTACCATTAGCCAGGAGTTTACGGTAACCACTTGGTGGGATTGTAGATCCATCACCGCGTTCTTCAGGGATGATGATTTCACCGTTGGGATGCCCCATTGGAATTGCCCATGAGTGCCCCTCTGTAGCAAGCCCAAGCCAAAAGACTTCATTACGCATTGGGTCTAACGCAAGAGTATTGGCCCATTTGTTTACAAGTATTTCTTTTGATCGGGCAATTACATCTTCAGAGGTTGTTTTAATAGTTGTAGCGTGTGTTTCCCATTCTTGGTCAATCCAAGCCATAACATCGGAATGTCGTTCTACAATACCGCGGGTTTCAACGTCAAATGCAAAAGCTCCTACCTCACAAATTGTAGCTACAATTTCTTTTAATTCTTCAATTGTAGATACAACACGGGGGGCCGTTAAGCCCCCCGTGTAACCATTTGACTGGTTCATATCAGTCTGCCAAATCTTCTAAGGCAATCTGAGTAAGGTCCTTGCGGGTTGGGATTTGAATAATTTCAGGGGTGTAAGCATCCTTACGGAAAACCCTTATGTCATCTTCGGTAAGACCGTCAATGTTCCACTCTTCAAGATCTCGTTCCTTAACCAACTGATGATTGGTTGCGGAAGTTGCTCCCTTACCTGAACGGCTGACCGCCCAGTAGTGCTTGGAAAGTGGTCCCTGTCGTGGATCAATGTGGAAGTTCTTAAGTTGGTCAATAACTCTTGGACCGACTTCATAGGACTTGTGCATTGGTTCAGCATCTGAAGATAGCAACACTACGTTAAACGCAAAACGTGTTGAGGGTCGGCTACCTGCATCACAAAGAGGACAACCCTTGGGGTCTAGGTCGGCAATGCAAGTAAAGGACTTCTGACCAGTACGCTCTACCCAGTGTTGGCGGTAAGTAGCGTACGGCTCATCTTCAAGAAACTTGATAATTGTTGTATCTTCTGAAATACGCAGTCTCTGTGCATATGGTGAGTCTGCTGATTTAGCTTGCTCTACAGCACCCCAACCACTACGGATTACTTTAGAGGTAGAAACTGGTCGTTCTTCTTCTTCAGTATCTTCAACTAGTAGTTTAACTTTGTCAACTACTACCAACTTGCTTGTCTTGGGCGACCGTACTGGTGCATCCTCAAGAATTTCTGTTTCGTCGTCGTCATCGTATCTGCTCATGATTTTTTCCTTTGTGTTTGTTAGTTGGGCCATTTTTGTTTTATGTATTTTCTGAATCCATCCCAGTTGGCCTTTGCTGGATTGGAAATTTGAAACTGATTAACAGCTTCAATCAGAAATTCTACCTGCTCCAAACTGTAAAGTCTACGACCTTTCAAAGTTTTTCCAGGAATTTGTTGGCCACGGGGTGTGGGGGTTCTAAAGGTGGCTCTAGGTATCCACCCTTGTTGCTCCCACATCCTAATGGTCACCGGCTTTCTATCTAATGCTTTAGCAAGTTCTCCAACAGAAAAGAACATACGTTCTTCTCCAGACATATGGAAAACTTTACCACGTGCACCATTCAGTCTATCTTCAAGTCTTGAATCTTTTTTCTTGGAACTCTCCCTATTCTTGGGTGGAGTTTTACCAGGATAGTCAGGTAAGTCATTGAAAAAGTCTAATGGGTCTCTGGGCATCATTCGTCTCCGTAGTTCTTACCTTCTACAACTTTAAATGCCCAAGATTCTTTCTTGACGTAGAGTTCATCAAGCTCAAGCTTCAAGTCTGGGTTATCCCATACTTTACCTAGAAGCTTATCTTCGCTTACAACTCTTATCTCTTCAGAGATTTCGTCCCACATATTTTTATCCTTGGCCCACTGTTCTGCAATGCGGTTATCCAAGTTAATAGATACGCGGCGTTCTCTCTTTAGCTGGTGTTCCCCAGCAGGAAGCCATTTGTGTCCTTTATCATCGACATCACCAAACCAATCAACTTGGTTGCTTAATTCTTTTTTAATGTCGTCTAAACGGCTTTGGTACTTGTCAATTAAATTCTTTAGATTTACGTACTCAGTAACTATCCGACCTAAATCAATTTCGTGAATCTTTGGGGTAGTACTCATGGTGCTCCTATACATGTGAGTCACGCAGGAATTGCGTGAGACTTCCTAGTGTTATATCAAACCCACCACGAATATCATGGTGTTTGCCATCCACAAATGCTTCATTAATTGAACGTTTTTGTTGGAGCATTTCGTATTGGCGTTCCTCAATACTACCCTGCATAACAAAAGTTGCAATAGTAACGTGAGGAAATTCTGAGGAAAGTCTAATAATTCTTGCTTCTCTTTGTTCGAGCTTTCCACTACTCCATGGGAGGTCATATGAGATTAAATAGTTGGCCATAGGTAAGTCAACACCATATCCACCAGCATCTGAGGATAGGAATAAACGAGTGTCTGGGTCGGTACCAAACTGCTGTTTAGAATTGTCACGATCTTCCGCTGACATCCCGCCCATAAATAAAACACTCTTTGTTAACTTAGAGGTGGCTTCTTTAATCAATCTTAGGTTTTCTTTAAAGAAAGAAAATAGCACTACCTTATTTTTTGGGTCTGCACTAAGGACTTCTTCAATGTACTCAACTACTGCATTAAGTTTTGGGGTGTCTATTGCTTTAGATAAGTAGCCTCTTGAGTCAATATCAAATGCGTAGGCGCTTCCCTCGTTAGGGCGTTTTGGGTCTGCATATATTGCAGCGGATCTTGATACCAGATTTGGGTTATCACATAGCATTCTAAGGACAGTTAATCTAGACATGATCTGCCCTTGTGCTTCATTGGAGGCTGGGTCATTGTAATGCTTCCATAGATTGAAAGAACCACCGTGTTTGGACATGGCTTGCTGAAGCTGGTGCAGCAGGTCAGTTGCAATAGTTCTGTATAATGTTGCCCCGTGGGTATCAAATGGTACAGGAATTAACTGGTGAATAATTTCAGGAAGCTGATCAGCAATGTCTTCTCTAGTTTTTCTGATCATGCAGTCTTCCATTGAGTAATGGAGATTGTTTAAGTTTCGGTAGCGGACTGGTTTACCATAGTAATCACGAACTATGAAGGTCCTATCAAAGGCATCAAATGGACCCAGTACCGTTGGGTCAACAAACTCCATGATAGAAAACAGTTCTTCTGGTCGGTTTTCAATTGGCTGGCCAGTTAGAGCGTACCTATAGACCATAGGTTTGGATATTCTTTTTACCATTTTAGAACGCTTACTTGAACGGGATTTAAGCATTGTTGCTTCGTCCACTACAATTGCTTGACAAGGTATACGTTTAAAGAACTCTAAGTCTCTAATAAGACATTCAGTATTAACAATTACGTACTGTGATGAGATAGCTGCTTTCCAAAGTTTTTCTCTTGTTTTTGCAGGACCATCAATAACAGTTACTCTTGAATTTGTAAACCTCTGTATTTCACGTTTCCACTGATACTTGAGCGATGCTGGGACAACAATTAAACAACGATCAATGTCTCTGTTGGTTAGTAAGGTCTCTATGCAAGAGATAGTTGTGACAGTTTTACCTGCTCCCATGACAAGGCCAAGAAGCACCTGACCACGGTCAAGCATCTTTTCAACTGATTCTTCTTGGTATGGGTAAAGGGAACCTGTAAACATCTAAGCAATCCATGGGGGCATAATCTTGGCTGTTTCTAAACCAACCTCAATTTCAACGTCCGTCATATCTCCTATATCTTTAGCATCAGTATTTTTGTAGTTCCACCAGTACAACCCTTTGCGAGGTGTGCCAAGTGCGTGGTAAAGTTTCTTACTAGATTCTACACCAGCTTTATCGTTATCCATTGCTACTATAACTTTATCAGCTAAATGTAGTATAAGGTCTATTTGCTCTTGAGATACATATGCACCAAAAGTTCCAAGTGCTTGGGCTTTATCCGTTACCTTGGCAAACCTAATAACATCTAATGGTGACTCTACAATAACTGCTGTTGAGCTGCGAAAACGTTCAACTCCAAATAGAGTCTTAGATTTCTTTACCCCAGTTGGAAAGTTTAATACACTACCTAGTCTTTTTTCCTGCCAACCATCTAACCGTCCGGTGGCAGACATGATGGGTATGGCCCAAGCTTTGTTCTTTGGGTTCCAACGTACACCATAGCGGTGTGTTATCTCAGGGTCTAAATTGCGAGAGTTGCATAACCGTTCTGGAACTCGGTCAAACCCAAAGAAGGCGTCGCGATCTACAAATACATCTTCTTGTGGGGCTTTGCCCTCTATCAAAGTTTTGTAGCTTGCATCTACAATCATTTTCTGTATTTCAATCCCAGAGTCACCCCCTGAGAGCTCATACAATAAAGATGAGAGCGACCCACGTGCTCCACATGAGAAGCAAATCCATAACCCAGTTGTGGAATTCATACTCCAAGATGGGGAGTTATCGGGTTTACCAACTGTTCTAATATGTACTGGACATTTGCCAGTTATTTCTTTGTCTCCAACTCTTTTAACCTCTACTCCTAGTGATTCTAGGACTTGGGCCAAGTTAGTCGAATGAGGGGTTGATATGGTCGTCATAATCTGATACCTCCTCAAATTCCATAGTAGTCCAATCCCACTTAACGTGCACTTCACCAGTAGGGGCTGTTCGGGCTAGGACAACTCTAATGATTGCCTGATCTTCCATATCTGGGTTTCGCTCAACACCAAGAATCAAGTCTGCATCTTGTGCAAATGATGATGTGTACCCAATTGCATCTGCCGTAACCGCACGAGTCTTTTTGTTGCCTAACTTCCAAGAAAGAACCTGGGTAGTTGCAACCACAGGAATGTCAAAACGCTGTGCGAGTCTTTTCAAAGATCTTGTGATGTTGGTTAGGGCTTGGGGGCTTCCCTTTGCTTCACCCTCCTCATCATCCATCAAGTACACACCATCAACAAACAACACGTCAGGTTGGTACTCCTGGACTTTTCCAGCAAGAGCTGTAACTGTTGTAAGTGATGAGGTATCTTCACTGAAAACAAATGGGTGCATGTTTTTGCGGATGCTCAGGGCTTTGCGGATCTTTACCATGTCATCGTTGTTTAAGTCACCTGACAAGATGCGGGTATACGGTACTTTGGAAATCAATGAGTCATACCGTGCTTCTTGTTCTTCAATGCTCATTTCAAAAGAAACAAAGAGTGGGCGCTTGCCGTGGATGTGTGCAGAGTTGGCAAGGATCAAAGCAAACAAAGACTTACCACGCTTTGGTTCACCAGCAAACACAATGAATTGCTGTGGACGTAATCCGTGTGTGATTTTGTCAAGACCATGAAAGCCAGTTGGAATACCACGAAGAGCATTTGGGGTATTCCGCATTACTTCATAGCGGGCCATTCTGTTTTCCCAGTTTTTAATAATGTCAATGTCTCTAAGGCGGGCAGCATCAACCGATGCTTTTTGTAAACCTACGGATAGAGCGGCCATTGCCTCTTCAAGGTTGTTTGCGTCAATCGCAGGAATTGCATGAGACAAAGAATCCATGATGGTTCTTCTTCTAAACCCTGCTACCACTTCTTCAATCAACCTAGAGAAAGTTTCTCCAGACGCATCCTCTAATGTGACATCCCCAAATTCTTGGTTGAACACACGTTCGGTAGGTACCGCACCATGAACGCGGTTGAACTCTAATAACCATGACCATATCTCAGGCCATGAACCAGTAAAGTGATCAACTTTTAAACCAGCTTTGATTGGAGTATTCAAGTCTTTTTCTTGAATGATTTTTGAAACTAGGTATAACTCGCTGGACGCCATCATATTCTCCATGCAGTGTTGGGTTTAACAACGTGGGCTCTAAACCCTATCGTAAACGCTTCTTCATCAGTTGATACATACACCGTTCGTATGCCTCTGTTGTATCGCAAATCTATTTCGTAATCTTTTGGTGAGTCGTACCACAACACTGTTGTGCGGACTCCTTTACGTAGTAACCATTCGTAAATTGGATCAACTGCATCGGGGTGCAGGAAGGTAATTACATCAGTACCAATTCCCAACCGATTAACGCAGTCAGCTAGGGAGCGTACAGCAAGATCATTTGGTTTCCACATTGGAATTGCAGTTTCCCAATTATTTGCTCGTTCATAAAATTTGTACTTGGTCTTAGCTGTAATTCCTTCTGGAGGTGTTGCTAGGACCCCTTCCCATATACAGGATTGTCCAAGAATGGAATACTCTGCTATGTCACCACGTTCCATTAGGAAACCCTTATTTCAGTCATCTCTGTTGTAGATACCTTGACCCGATCACCATACCGACGATTAAAGTCCATAGTTCCTAGGGTTGTAGTAATAATCATTGAGCGGGTGTCTTCATAACGTCTGCGGATAAGGCTGCCAACTTCATGGGTTGAGAAGTCTGTTTCACGCTCTTGTCCAACTCCATCCAGTAACACAACATCAAATACTCCTTGGATGTATTTAAGCAAATATGGCATTGAGTACATCTCTGGGAGAAGGCCACCATCTTGTTCAAACGTATCTTTGAGCATGTCTATGTATCGGTCACTGCTTACAAAACGGCCAGATGCACCGTTGCGCAAAACAAGTTCTTGGAGAACTGCTTGACCAACAATACTTTTTCCTGATCCAGTCTTGCCGTACAAAAACAAACTGTCACCTTGCTGGTAATTGTTAACCCAGTTGGTAACTTCTTCAATACAGCGATCACTTACCGTAAGTGACTCTAACGACCATTCTGCCCAGCGTGTGGGAATTCGTGTATGGAATAGGCGTTCTTCAACAGAGCGGTTTCTCCACCACTTCTCTGATTTCCAATCAGTCGGAACCTGGAATGTCTGTGTCATGATTCTCCGTGTAGTAGCCATTTTCAATTATGCTCCAAAAGTCTGAGTCAATAGTTGAAGCTTCTGAGGTGCGCAACTCTAGCCACTCTTCAAACTCTTCGTGTGTTTCAAATGAGGTTGTGACCCAATTCACAAAACGTATTAGTTCTTCAAAACTTGTAAATGCAAATACTCCATCAATTTCCATGGGTCACTCTCCGATAGTTATAAATCGCTGAAACAATCGTATCAGCGGCGGGTCGGAGGGTAGTACGAGTTTTTGCAAGCAGTTCTTTTGGAAGTGTGATACCAACAAGATCTTCCTGTAATTCTTTAAGGTCTGCCTCTTCTTCTCCAATATGCCACTTGACCAGGGAGTTTAAAGAACTAATTTGGTTTCTAAACAATGATGATGAGAAATCATCAGCTAGCTCGATAACTTGTGCTACTAGCTCTGGGTACCTATAGCACACGTCCATTCCTGAGATAATAATAACCTTACGTAAGGCTTCATCAGAAGATTTATCCCAAGGTAAATCCAGCCCCTCACGATTAAAGTCATTGAGCATCAAACTCAGAATTGGACTGGTGTTATCTAACACTGTGTCAAGTGTTTCCATTAGGGATGCTTGAACACCTTTGCTAGAAAACATAAGAACTGGGGATTCTGCTCCACGCATACGGTCGGTGCTAAAGAACTTGTCAATCATTTGACGAACGGTTGTTCGTGAAACACCAGCGTCTAGTAGAAGTTTGATTGTTCTGCGGAGAATGTTCATGTCCTGAAAGGAGTACGAACAAACCATTACTGATCTGGGATGGTAAACAAAGTAACTAGCTAAGTCGTTTACCTCTGGTCGGGGTTTACGTTTTACTGGTTCTTCAACCTTTGCTTTTTCGTTTACGTCTGCTCCAAGAATCATATCCTCTACCTTATCACGAGGGCCATCGGCCTTCTTTACGGTTTTATTACTATTACTCTCTATTATTACTATTTCTCTAGAGATCAGCGCTTTTGTTACTTGTGCTGGTGTTATGTTCATTTTGATAGGGTCATGGGTGACCCCATTGGGGGTAGTGGGTAGGGTCATGGGTGACCCTATTAAGGGTGTTGTGTTGGTGGTTGATAGGGTCATGGGTGACCCTATTGCTGGTTGTGTGTAGTTAATAATGTAAGTGTTTGGTTTTGGTTTTTGTCGTAATTTTGTTGTGATTATTTGTTGCTCTGAGAGCCATTTGAGTGATCGTTTTACAGTTTCTTTTGAAGTGTACGATGCATCAGCAATCTCTTGAATAGACGCCGAAACAGATTTATTATGGATGTGCATCATTGAAACAAGGCATGTTAAAACCTGCAGATCGCGTGGTTGACCATGCTTAAAAATGAGGGGCACTGCCCACTCAGGGACTGCTAAAAAGCGTCCACCAAAAACGTTACTGGTTCCCATTGGACTAGTGATCATAGCCCACTCCAGCTGTCTCCACAACCAACATTCAAAAATGGTACGATTTAGGGTGGACAAAACAACCGGGAGTTTTATGAAAGATTTAATCAAGTCGCTCAAAGTGCTAATGTCAGATGTAGTCACTTTCTATTTTATGGCACATGGTTATCATTGGAACGTAGAGGGTCCAGATTTTAGTCAATATCATGAACTATTTGAAACAATCTATTCAGATGCTTATAGTTCAATTGACCCAATTGCTGAAAACATCCGTAAGTTAGATGATTATGCCCCGTTTAGTCTTCAGAAGTTTCTTGATTTAAGAACTATTGAATTTAAAGATGTACAACCTAACCCTAAAGCAATGGCAAATTCTTTACTAACTGCTAATGACGCACTATTGGGTGTTCTTAAAGATACTTTTGATGTATCTATAAAAGCTGACGAACAGGGCATTGCTAATTTCTTGGCAGAACGTATTGACATGCATCAAAAATGGGCTTGGCAACTCCGAGCCTCAACCAAGTAAGGAGCCAACATGGCAGCTAAAAAGAAGCATCCTGGATTTGAAAAAGTACAGGAAGAAATTGCTCGTAAGTCTGGTGTGAGTAAGGAAAGTGCCGGTGCTATTCTTGCAGCCAGTTCTCGTAAAGCTTCACCAGCAGCTAAAAAGAAAAACCCTAATCTTAAGAAGGTGAAGTGATGGCAGAAAAGAAAAAAGCACCAGCTAAAAAGACCGCTGCTTGGTCACGTTCTGAAGGAAAAGACCCTAAGGGTGGACTTAACGAAAAGGGTCGTAAGTCTTATGAACGGGAGCATCCCGGTAGTGACCTTAAGCCACCGGTAAAGAAAGAACAAGCTGCTAAGTCTGAGAAATCAGCAGCTCGTCGTGATTCTTTTTGTGCTCGTATGGAAGGTATGAAGAAGAAGAACACTTCTTCTAAAACTGCCAACGATCCTGATTCCCGTATTAATAAATCTCTTCGTGCTTGGGATTGCTGATGGTTGCTAAAAAGAAGGTATGGGAAACCAAAGACCCCACTAAGTCTGATAAGAAACTAACCCCCGAGCAGAAGGCCAAGGCAAAAGCCGCCGCCAAGGCCGCGGGTCGCCCTTATCCTAATCTTATTGACAATATGAAAGCGTCTAAGAAGGGAGGTAAGTAAGTATGTGTGCAGCATGTGGATGTGGTCTCAAAGACAAGAAAGATCCTGGTTACGGCAAGGGTCCCGCAAAGAAGAAAGCAGCGCCAGCTAAGAAGGCAGCTCCTAAGAAGAAGTGAACTCACTAATTTAATAGTAGTTACTATTGAATAACAAAAGGCCCCCGCAAGGGGGCCTTTTGCTTGGTTTGGGAACCGTATGTGAAGGACAATGTTACTCGTCTGATTGACTATCTACAACTAAATTCATAATCTTTTTCAAAAGATCTTTGTTCATTCCAAAACCAAGTTCAGTCCCGTCATTAAATAACAACAGTATTGAACCAATTTCAATGTCTTCTTTGACTTTGGTTGAACCAGTCAAAGCGTCAATTGCTTCTTCTTTGTTCTTTACAAGAAACCCAGCGTTAGCTGCCATTCTTTTTACCGATGCAGCTGGCATAATTTCAAGAGTTTCTCTATCAAAGCTAGTTACATCTAAATCAAGAACTTTGTCCAGATGGTCTTCCATTTCAGATACCTCTGTTACTGACAGGGTTATTTCATTTTGTTCTGGCGGGTCAACTACAATTGGGCACAAACCATTAGTAAGTTCTAATGATTCAAGGCCACGATTAATTGTACTATTGGCAAGATTAAGTGAACGCTCAGGATTGGTTTCATCCCACATAATTAAAGCAATCCCAGGCTTACAGTCAACCAAAAGATCAATTACTGTAGAATCTACATCCTCTACCAAAGTTACATTTAAAGCATTTTTACTTAATGCTTTTGGAAGTGGGCGGCCTTCTGAAGAAGCAACTATCTCGTAGTCAATTTCATTATCTAACATCCAGTCATAGACACATTCCATTGATGGAGATATTGTCTTTGAACCATACCAGGGGACTACAAAAGCATGTTTTGCAATATCATTAAGTGAAGCATTAATTACTTCCTTAGGGACACTTGCCCCACCAAGAATTCCGTACGTATTTGTCTTTGCCATAACGCTCCTATCGAAGACTCTTGCGGTGTGCAGCATCTCCACTAAGAGTCAATAGGCGGAGTGCTGAATGCACTGTACCAGATAAAGCTGCAATTGCAGCACCATCTACAAGTATATTATCCGTGTCTATGGCAAAACACGAAATGTAGGATAGGGCTATTGAAGCCAATATTTTGACCCATGGCATTGCCTCTTTTGGCAACAACGAGTCAATAAGTTGTAACACTTTATATACAGCTAGTGAAGCTATTACTAAGTTCATGTATCTCCTGGTATCTTATCGTATGTAATAGTGTACTTATAATTTGGTGTTTTTACAGGATTCCCAACTGTTGTTTTATAATAACCATTGCTATAAAGAGTTCCTGATGAAATAGTTTCTCTAACAGGAAGTAAGTCTTTTAACAACCTAGACACAATTTGTGTAGTTTTTTTCCAGTTAGTTGTATACACAGAAAAAGAGTTACTAGGTGACCCTAACCATCTATAGTCAGAAATGCTTCCAGTTGAGCCATTACCACTCAACAACCAACCACCTTCAACAGTATCCCCATCAAAGTATTTACCAATGTAGTTTCTTTCCAACAAAATATATTTAAAATCAGAGTATGAAATGCTATTAGAGTTATAGCTAGTATTATACTCAATAGTTAATTTTGCATTAGTGTAGGTTGTTACCGTGTCTGGTATAACTATTCTCCAATATTTTGTATTACCAAAAGTTTGTGGTGCAGAGTCTAGTGCTATAAGACTTGTACTACCACCAGCTATTCCAGACGAGTTGTAAATAGCAACATTATCAATTGCTCCTGGAACATCTGGTTCACCACCCGCAATGTTAGGGATGTTTATTGAAAAATAAAAAACATCTCCACCAATTACTTTTACATCAGCACCAACTGTTTCTAAGATATCGTGAGAAAAATTATTGGGGCTAGTAAAACTTAACCATTTTTCTGTAGTGGGTGTGGCAGCACTAGAAACATTATTGTACAAACCACCATCAACTGTAGTTGCTTGTGCTGTACCAACCTCACCAGAGTCATATACAACTGCTGAGTTATCAGATGGCCCGCCACCTTCTACACCAGCTGCTACTCCCCAAAAGAATTTGGGGTCTTTAATAAGGTTAACTCTTTGTGAATACACTTTTATTGTTTTAGCTGTGTCGTTTATTTCTACATTTGCACCAACTATTGCTTCTAAAAACTGCTCAATTGAAGAACCGGTACCATTTTTTTTGCGTGAGTTACTAAGAATAGTAAGAAGGTCTCTTAATCTTTGAGAGCCAAGATCGCTAACAGTTACACCAGCACCTAAATCTGCAGCAATATAATCTAGGGTTTCTTCGTTAGCTACCCATGGGTCTTTCATTGACATTGAAAAATCTAGAGTAGTTCTAAATTTATCTACGTCCCATCCAAATATTGATAAGTATTTTTTAAGGTCGCCAGTTCCAATTTCATCTTGGTACTGGTAATACATTGGTATTTTTGAATACAAACTTTCGGTTGAACCATAGTTTGATGGAACTAGTACTTCTAGTTTTGATACAGGTTCATAATAGTCATCACCATTATTAGAGCGGTACCTAATAAACATAGTGTAATATGCCCACTCACCTGTTATCCCAGTATGGATGTATTCTTCAATTGTGCGTGTTTCTAATAATACAGATCCCTCTGCAATAGTATCTGGGCAACCTATAGGGGAATACACAATGTGTACTGAGTATGGTTCTGCAGTTACCCCAAGTTCGTATAAAGTAAGGCCCCAAGTTACAGTTACTTGTTGGTAATCAGTAGGTGTAGCATCAAAGAACGCGGCATTTGAAAGAGTATTACCGGCTACAAGAGCAGTACTTAATACAGGTGCAGTTTGTACGTTGTCGCCCTTTATGTAAGTAGCAGAAGCACTTGAGGTATTGCTAGATGTATAAACTTCTCCAAACTTTGATATTTTACGGCGTGCTACACCACCCGATACATAAAGACCATCTGCTTTAGTGGCAACTGTCAAAACCAAGTTATTTGTGCCTGTTACGCCACCAAGACTTGCGCCAGGAATAGTAATCGTGTTACCTACGGCGTAATTAGAGCCACCACTGGTTACAGTAACTGTTGTAAATCCACTGTAAACAGTGCCCGAACCAGTTTTTGTAATAGTAAATACCGCACCACTACCAGTACCACTAGTTGCGCTTTGGGTGACTCCAGTATAAGTTGCCGCTGCCGTGACGCTAGGTTGAGAAGTACCAGCAAAGGTAAATGTTGTAGAACCATCAGTTCCAAGTGCAGACTTTGGGTTGTTGTTAACATACACAAAAAAGAATGAATTAGTACCAACACCAGATATAACCCCTTTATAACTATATGAATTAGGAGTTGTACCAATAATTTCTACAGTGTCACCTGCTACAAAACCGTGAGGTTTATCTGTTGTGTAGCTTTGTGTGACATAACCAGGAGAATAAACTGCTGCGGTTATATTTAATATGGGAGTTGCTTCAGGTTCATATTGAAGGTATGAACCTCCCTCACCAGTAATTCTTCTTACTGTAAAAGATCTACGTGCCATTTAGGAAACTACCATCCCTCCAGAAAAGGTAATAGATACAGAACCTTTTCTTATCAGGTGTGTTGGGTCTAACACAGTAATTTCTGTACCAACTGAGTTTACAACTTTAAATTCTGATATTTCAATATAATCAACCCCATTTATAGCCATTACAGCTTTATAAACGTCAGCTTTTCTTATTTGTTTACCAAAATCAGTAGCATCAAAATCTAGTAGACCATCTATTGCATTATATACGTTACTAGCCACAGCACTACTTACAAACCCATCAGATACATACACTGCAGCAATTATATTTAGTTTGTCTAATACTATTGTGCTTGCTGCAATAGGTTTTACACCAAGCATAGAACGTGGAGTAATACGATCAACTATGGCTGTTTTTATAGAACTAGGTACGGTAATTGAATTAGTATTAGTATCTTGTAGTGTTAAAAAGTTACTTATGTAAGGCAAACCATACAGAATTACTGAAGCACCACCACTAGCCGAACCTACTCCTGGAGTGTATGTAGCTACTGCTTTATATACACCATTGACAGCGCGCGTAAGGTCTTCATAATCTTTTAAGGTAACAGCTCTATCTTGTGTGCGAATATACGAAATAATATTAGATTTTAGTGTTTCTGCAGTTTCGCCATTAGTACCACCAGTAGCTGCCGTTGAGGAAGCTATAGTTATATAGGATGGAGTAGAGCTAGTTAATGTTTTTATTAAGTTGCTTCCAATATTCCCATTGGCACCAGAACTTCTAGTGTAGTTAGTTGTTATAGTAGACCCAGCAGGAGGAATAAACCCATTAATTCTGTTACCAAAGTTTATTTGTACTTTGCCAGATGCAGCAAGAAGTACACTAAATCCTCTTGAGTTTTGTGGGATATCTTGAATAGTTTCGTATCTAACCCAGGTTGTTGCAGTACCTTCTTCAGTAACGCTCACTCCTATTGTAGACAAATCAGCATCCGAATTAGCTAGTAAATAAGTTTGGTTAGGCAAACCAGATGCAGATGACACTAAGGTCTCATCAAATATTTGAGTACCTTCACGAAGTTCAATAGTAGTTGATTGACCTGGGTAAACAATATTTTCAGCAACTGAATAAAAATTGTAAGTAACTCCACCAGAGGACGCAGTAAACTTTGAACCTTCATCAAATGTATACATATTTGTAGACGCACCAGATTGGTTACTTACGTCAACATAAGCTGTTGAGGACACTCTGCCACTTGGGCGGTACCCAAACATATTTGCGTATGCTAAAAGGCTTTCTCGTTGAGTAGCAGTAGTAATAAAAGACTCCCTACCAGCTCTGTCAATGTAGTAGTTCATAATGTCACCCATGTATGACCACAAATCTACAAATAACATACCAAAATCTGATGGATCTCTGTCTGTCCATTCAGGTGCTACATTTGCAGCACGATTAAGAAGGTCTTGTCTAATAGTGCTGTATGTTCTACTAGCGTAGTTAAATGACTGATCCATTACCCAACCTACACAATCGTGTCTTCAGTAACTATACCTGGTATAGCTATTTTTACTTTACCACCTAGTATAGTCCCAATAGGTAGTCTATATGAAAGGTAAACATTAAGAGTTGGGTCAGCAGAAGTAATAGATTCAGTGTCAAACCTCATATCCAGGATGGACGCATTAGATATACTGTCTTTCAAATCCATAAGAGCATCTACTTTTGCATCCATTAATATTAGTTCATCTGGAATTTCATTAATTAACTTTGTAATTGTACTCCCATAGGATGGATGTAATATGCGGTCTGATTTTAGAGTGTTTAAAACATTCTCAATTTTTTGATTAATAATAGTACCAATGTCGCTAGTTGATTGAGTTTTACCACCTACAAAACTAAACGGTGTTTTAATTGACTTCATACATCCTCCTAATTAAGCGTTTCCACCATTAATACTATTAAGTATAGTAGCATTAGTAATATTGCTTATTAAATACACTTTATTAAAATGTTCACCTTCAATAGCTACCAATAGTTGATCGCCTTCAGAAGGTGGCCAATCTGCACCAACACTAGTTGGTCTATACATAGATATAGTTTCATTAGATCCAAGGATTGACGGTATTTTTACGTAAACTTCTTGGTCTAATGCTCTGACTACAAGTGCTCTATGAATGGTTATGTCTGAACTAGGCATACTCTAATACCTCAGATGTTTCTGCTACCCACTTATCATTAATAAGTTTGGACGTAGGTGGATTAGTAAAGCGTTTTGAAAGTACATTACTTTGAGATTTTTCATATTTGTTATCTTTAGATACTAATAAATCTGTTACATAATTTTCTGATTTTACCATGTGTTTAACATCTGTTATATACCACAAACCATCAAAATCTGATGAATATCCATCTAAGTCTATTACTCCACCTGGTACTGCACCTGCTCCATAAAGAACTTTAATAGAAGCGTTGTACACATAATTGTATTTATCAGTTGAGTCAACCATACGTAAACCTTCCTCTAAGGAAGAAGCTGAATAATACAATGGCTTTTTAAATAGTTTAATTAATGAAGGGTCACCAGGGTTATACTCAGTACCATCAGAAGTAACTGTATGTATGTTATTTTGGTTATCTAGTATTGTAATAGTGGATTTACTAGCATTAGTAGAAGATGAAACACGTCCAAGTGTTCCTTCAAAATTTATAACTGAGAATGGTTGGTTAGACTGTGTTCTAGAACTAGTTATAGCCTTATGATAACTAGTTAGTCTTCCATTAGCTTTATCCCTATTCCAAATATGTAAATGTGTTCCATGTAGTGTAAAACTTAAACCAAAAGTTTTACATACTCTGTTCAAAAAGGCCCAATCACTTTCCATAGATTGTACAAGTCTTACTGGACGATAGGTTTCTTTAGGGTAGTCAACACTGAACCTATATCTTGATGTTATATCATTTATAATATCAGTTAATGACGGATAATCCCAAACTTTAGATCTTATTTCTTTCATTGAGTATGAGGCCCCTATACAGTACAACCTAGCTAACTGTACTGGACTTTTATTAACAAAGCCGTCTTTGTTATTAATTAGTGGTTCAGTGTAGGATACGTACCCATTAAACTCTTGATTACGCCCGGAAGAAGAACCAACAAAAAATCTAACTGGTGCACCTATATATTCTGTTAATGATTTAGGTGGAACACCCGTCATAGTTATAATTAACAAATCATGCTTGTTTTCTGACAAAGATAATTCATACTCAATTACAGAGTTATATAAAACTTGCATGTTATTAATGATCAATTCAGTTTTACCTGCAAAATTGTTTAAAGATTTAACTATCATAATGGTATCCTAATTAAAGTTCCAACTGGTATTTCATCAGCCCATTGCACTTGAGGATTTATATCTGCAATTTCCCAATACCTTGATTGATCATTAAGTAGCCTCATACTAAGTTTCATAAAAGTGTCACCTTGTACAGAGGTATACACATCATAGGCACCACCAACAAACTTGTTTCTAGAAGCTGTTTGTCCAGAGGCGTCAAGTGCATACCGATCCGTTGATAAATAAGTAGTTTTCATACTGGTAGTGGCCTCGCTCCCTTATAAACAATGTCAACATTAGCTACATAACCCACTTCACTTCCTTTAAGAACATCCACTTTTATTCCAAGTCCCTCAGAATAACCAGTACTCTGTGCGTCAGTTCCTAATAGATCATACTGAACTTGTACTACAGTTGTTACAACAAAGTACTTACTAGATAAACCATGAACATCATCTACTAACTGAAGTAAAGAGTCAGGTGTATAAGTGTACAAATCTAATGGAACACTATTAAGTTGTGTAGATGCATAACGACTGCTTGTACGATTTGAGTCCCACTCGGGGTTACTGTTTTCTTGATTTGTTTTATCTGTTTGATAAAATAAAGAAAAAGCTTGTGTGGTATCTAACGGATTTGCATTTAAATTAATATTTTGACGTAACTGAGTAAAAACACTAACACCGTTAGTTTTTTTAGTAGAAGGTCCAATTGCTTTACTAGCTGTGTTTGAACTATTATATTGAGAATCCCAATTATCTGCACCAATGCTCCAATTTAATGGATCTTTTGCAGTGTCATTCCAATTATCTTCATTTTCTATTCTAGATCCAAAACTATATTTACCAATAAAATCACTTGGTGCCTTAGCACCTGGAGTTGTTGAAATTGTTTTACTAAAAGTAGTTGCTTCTGTTTGCGTGTTATATGGCCCGTATACATACATTCTTGTTTTAATATCAACATAAGGAGAGCTACTATCCAAGTCTTGGAAAACTTTTGTTTTTATACTTTCAAACTCTACTTTTGATGGGCATACTTGAACACAGAATGTTGGAGAACCATACGGAGTATCAATTGGGTTATCAATATCTAGTCTGTATGTAGGATCATATAGAGTCCCATCATCTGATGATTGTGGTTTTACCCAAGGGGTAGGAGTTCCTTTAACTAAATATGGTCTTTTATATAAAAAGTCTTTTGTTGCGTACAACCATATAGGTTGATAAATATACCCAAAATCACCTTTAGAGTTAGATGTTCCTTTTGTTTGAAAAACATCTAATGTAGGTATCTTTCCTTCACTTGCACGTCCAGACAAAACACGGCTGTCTCCAGTGTAGGATACTGATACAGACCTAATATTAGCAGCAAGTATATCTCTTAAATTGTTTTTTTCTGAGCCGTATTCATCGCTACTAGTGTTATTGTCTTCAATAGTTTGCGCAATTTGTGCAGTTATAAATGTGCTTTCTCTAGCAAAACCTATATAAATAGCCTGCATCTGTAGGTATACCTTACACTGTATAGGAATCATTGTTGAACTAAACTTTGTAAATAAAACATTAGTGTTCATTACAAAACCATCAACCATAAACATAGGTGAAAATACAACTCTGCACGGTTGAGGAATTAAAAAAGCTGAGTTACCAACATTTAGATTGGACATAAAACTTGTTATTCCAGATGGGTCACTACTTGGGTCACTACCTATTGAATTTAAAAATTGTGTAGTATCGTAAGAGTTTGGGTCATCGGGTGAATCTTCATTATTTGGGCTTGTTTTTACAGGTTCAAACGTTTTACTTTCTGCTACATATTGAATGTTTAATTCACTATAGTTTCTTTGTGCGTATGCTTTAATATCATTTTTTATTTTTGCTATTTGAGCTTCCATTAAGTCTTGGCTCAATCCTTGGCCAATTATAGAATAGAGCATTCTAAGATCATGAAATACACCAACAGTTTCAGGAGAACTAACATCAGGCATTCCATTTGCATCTTGCACTGAATTCCTACTGTTTACTTCCATAGTTCTATCAAAAATTAATTCAAAAGCAAACGAAGCATTGCCAGCCATTGGCTGGTTTAACTGTGATGGGTCTTGCAAGATAGGTAAATACATATCTTTACGTGCTTCAATTTGGTGTTGAATATCCTGTGGGTTAAATTGAAAGTTACATCTTATATTTGGAAATTTAATTAAACTGTTACCTTGACTAGTAGCTAGATTGCGTATAAACCCACGTGGAAGTTTTTGAAAGTCGCTATTAAGAGTATTTTTAAAATTACTTGCTCCACGTCTAAGATTACCAACTCTAGAAATATTTGGGTTAAAAGCAAATGGTTCGTTACTTTTATCTGCACCAGCTGAATCTTCATTCCGCACAATACCTGGCATTGAACCTTTTAGTGTTTCATATAAATCATCGTATCTTTTGTAATCTACCATTACATACTCCTAAACTTGTTAATGTTTGCTTCTTGTTCAATTAACCTAGCAATCTTTTTGGCCATTAACTTTAAGTCATACTCACTAACAGTACTATTTCCACCAGTTCCATTCATATGTATTACTGGAGATATAGTAATAGTACTTCCTTCGTGGTATGTAGAACCTGTTCCTGATGAGGTACTTGATAATGTTGGGGCATTTGGAATTGACAATGGTCCATTAGGATTAGGATCTCCAATACCAGATAGTGCTTGACTTTTTATGGTGTCAACAAAACTTTGTGAGCTATTATATCCAGTATCAGTTTTTATGATGTTTTTGTATGTTCCTTCGGTGTATTTACCAGGAGCAAAAGGTCCTGGTTGTGCCCCGCCTCCCATTAAATTTCTTAAATGAGCCAAATCTGCTACAGAGTGATTACCGTCTCTTAAAGCATTAACAATAGCTACTCTTTCAGAATGCTTAGGGTTAGCTAACCACGTACTAGTTGTATCCAACCCTTCTGCTTCATTCCTGTAGTTCATTACAGGGTTATTTGCTCCATTTGCATTAGATAAAATCATTTCTCTTCTATAAACACCACTTTCAGTGGTTTTACCTTGTCCTTGAACAATATTAAATGGATTGTATCTTCCACCAGAACCTTCTGCGGCCATCCAAGATTTTAAAAATTGTAAGTTATTAACAGTTATTGGAGCTTTTAATCTTCTTAAAAGTTCCATACTCCAACGATTAACATTAATACCAGCTGTAGAATGTGTACCAGCGGTTACGTTAAAACCTAATTGGGGGTATGTACCATCTGGTCTTTTACCAGCACCCCATTTTTCTAATGGTATACCTGTTGATGCTACAAGTTCTTTAGGTGTACTTATGTTTTTAGCATAAGATGGCTGAATGTGCCAAGGTTCATCTCTTTTATCCGGAATAGTTAATCCAAATCTATCTGCATTAGCTAAAACCCATGCTTTCATTTTAGGATCAGATAAATCTAAGTCAGCAGCCATACCAAGTTCATGTAAAGACTGACCAGGAGGAGCTGCATAAGCTTCTTTGTTATTTAGTTTTTTTCTCCAAGTTTGGCCATTCCAGTTTATTACTGGATATGTTTTATTATCAGCTGCATCAACATAGTGCGTTACACCTGTAACAGGTTCGTATCTTGATCTAAATAGTGTTTCTTGATCTTGGGCAGTTCTATAACCATCATTTATTGTTAAAACACCAACACCTTCACGTGACGCCATACTTGCCATTTGACTTATCATTCTTTTAAAAGAGTAATCTAATTGGGTGTAATCAGAGTTAGATCCTAATGGAGATATACGTATCTGAGGTGACGTTGCATCTAATATTGGTAATGCAAATCTTGTTCCAGATTTTCCTGACCAAGCTTCTTCGCTATAGGCGTCTATTCCACCTCCACCACCTCCACCACCTCCACCAGCAGGAATAGTACTTGAAGGGATAGTACTTGAAGGAATAGTGCTGGAAGGGATAGTACTTGAAGGTGCTACTGTACCCCAAGGTTCATCATCCCTTTCGTCTCCAATTGGACGGGGGTCACCCAATATAGAACCTATTGCTCCTATTGCTCCAAGTGCCCCTCCAAGTGGTCCTCCCATTGCAAAACCACCAGCAATACTGGCAATACCACCAATTAACTTTTGGCCAATACGGTTACCTGTTCTTGCTCCAATAATAGGAGCCATAGCATGTTCAAGTTTACCCATAGCATCAGTAAGTGATTGTGTTTGACGTTCTAATTTTGCGTATGAACCAGCTTGATCTCGGTAGAACTGTTCATCTCTTTTTCCACGCTTACGTTCAGTCTCTTCTGCTTCCATAGCAAAAGTATCGTCAATCCCCATACGCTTACGGTCAGCTTCTTTAGTTGGGTCATATGACCCTTTACCACCTTTTTCATGAAAAGCAACATTAGATTGAGCATATTGAATAACCTGATCCTGTAAGTCTCCAGATACACCCATTGCTGAAAGGGTAGATCTAGTAACAGAACCTGGGGCTATTGCTGATTCGGCCATTTTCTTATTATCTAATCCTGACCTTTTAGCAAGGTTTTGAATAAGAGATTGGGTGCTTCTTTGCTTACCGCCAGGCCCAATAAGGCTCATACCAGTCATCATAAACATTTTGTTTACAGTCTCTGGATCGGCTAGGTTTTCTATGATACTTGAAGCACCCTCGGCACCCATAGAGAAGCCACTTAGAGTACGCATAAATTCCACGCTAGATGCCTGTTGGCTAGCATTGATACCTGTGCGAGCCTGTAGTGACATCAATTGGTTAATACCATTAGTACCAAGCTTGTAGTCAGTCAAAGGCATACGTAGGTTATTCATGACCTCACGCTGACTCATACCTGTAATCTGCTGCATTTGTAGTGTGGACTTATCAGCAGCTAGAGCATACGCACGCCCATCCTCTACACGCTTGTCTATTGCTTCTATTCCTACTTTTGCAAGAGTACCAGCCATACTTGCAAAGTTACCGCCTGAAGTAAATCCTCCACCAGCCCATTGTTGCGTAAGACCCGTAAATCCAGTGCCACCACCAAACTTACCTTTAACACCAGCATAGTTTTCTGCGCTGTCTACTCCAGCAGCAAAACCTCCACCAAGTACTTCACGTCGGCTTAACGCCGCAGTTACGGCGTTTGGTGCAGGCGCTATTGGCTGTGCTGCATAAGCTCTACCACCAACAATCTGTGTACCAGCAGCACCTTGTTGTGGTGCTGCACCACCAGTACCCCCAGGTGATATTGCAGTTGATCTATTAACCTGGGTTAGACCATAATCGTTTTTCATTTCTTTAAGGGCACCAAGTGCTTCCTTAAAGTTTATGGCCATTTCTTTGGCTTCTTTGTTGATAGCTTTTACGCTATCGCGCAGTCCACGAAGAGCTTCTCGGTCAAGTTCAATACCAACGGAAACAGACGACATTGAACCAGTCTCTTTAGAGACTTGTTTGTTAATCTCGTCTTCAGACATTCCTGTCATTTACTGCCTCCATCGGATATTCGCCATTTAGCCATACGGTACCAAAAGTCTCTTTGGCGGATAGTCATACCCCGTATGTCATCTAAACTAAACCCTTTGTAGACAGTAGCGACGCCTTCGTACTCCCAGTATATACTCTTTATGTCAGGCAAGTAGAAGTGATACCCAGTCTACATTTATTGCAATGTCAGCGTCACAAGTGGCGCACTGGGTCTTCACCTCCCCAAGCTTGGGACCAACTTTTGGTCCTAGGATTTCTCCAAGAATAGTATTACGGTCCTGTAACCCAAGACTCTTAGCCCATTCTTCGCTGTACAAAGCATCTTTATGTTCATCCCAAATTATACATCTGCTAATTAACAAAGTACTTTGCTGGGCAGTTGTTTCACCCTTAGCCATTGCTATATTATCTGAGCCTACTGGGTACCTAAATTTTAATTTTGATCCGTTCTTCATTGTGATAAAAAATGGATCACGAAGATTAAAAGTGGTTTCCTGAATTGGAAAGTCTTCTTCAATATTAATTGTTACGTTGTTAACTACATTACAAGAATTACAAGGATACTTAAATGTACGCTCAGGTCCATAAGTAGCTTTTAGTATAGCAAGAAGTAGTATGTCTCGATCACCAGTAATTAGTTCTTCAATAATGCTCTTGGTGTTTCTAACAGTAGTGTCACCAATACGAACAGTAGCTCTACTTACAAGGGTATTAACATACATAGCATATGTAATTTTTTTATTGTTTTCTAAAGACGATAAGAATTCTTCATCTTTACCATTGAGCTCCCGCACTTCTGCAGTTGTCTGCCACTGACCAGTAACTGGGTTTAAAAGACCTCTCTGTAATTCTATGATTACAGATTCAGGTACGGCAATAGAAGGAGCTGGATCTTTGAATGCATCATCCAAAGACTCAACCTCAGTTATATTAGTCATTTTGTACTCCTTGTAGTAGTTTTAAATTAGTGTATTAACGGTTTGTAGCTAGTGAAGTAATGTCACTCTCAGTCCAAGCAAGCTTGAATCCTTCATGGTGAAGGGTCATTTGTTGAACAATGATACCAGAGTCACCAGCAGAAAGATCACTAAGAGTGTAAGCGCCAGGCCAACAATCATACAACTTAATACCTAAACGAGCCTTACCAAGGTTTGGTGTAATAGTTGAATCTGGTTCTTGATAAGAACCTACTGCATGAGGATGATCAAATACTTTAACCATAACATCACAGCGGTAGTCATTACCTTTTGTGCTACTGGAGTCTGATCCAAGAGCTGCTGAGCTCCAAGAATGAATAAACTCAGACCATTTCCAAAGTTGGTCTTGGCTTTGAATAACTCCACGACTAAAAGTCACAGGGCCAAAGTCTGACTGACCAACAAGTTTATGGGTATGAGTGTTCATACCACCCTCACGGTAGCCAACCATTTGGTGCTGTACTGAAACACCAGTCATGGCAGCAAAACCCAAGTTACCAATGCCACTAAGGGCAGTAGCAAGTCTGGTACCTGAAGGTGGTGTAATTGTAACTTGGAATTTAAAGTTACGTACTGGATCTGAAGCAGCTGAACGTGCCATTAGATGTTCTCCTTATTAGATTGTTTCGATTGAGTTAGAACCACCGGTCCACTGGGACAGGTTAATTACTATAAATTCGGCTGGGTATTGCAAAGCAACTCCAACCTCAAGATGAACTTCCCCATTGTCTACAGTTATGGCCGTATTGTTTGATGAATCACATGTTACATAAAAGGCTTCACTAGCAGTTGTGCCTTTTAGTCCACCTTGTGTCCAAAACTCAGCAAGAAGGGTAGAAATACCCATTGAAAGTTGTGTCCACAGTCTTTCATCGTTAGGTTCAAACACTGCGTAGCTGGTTGCATCTTTAAGTACTTGCTTCAAATAGTTCAAAGTTCTGCGGGCAGAAATGTACTTACCGGGAGCCGACTTATCCAAAGTACGCCCACCATTAATAACAATTCCACCACCTGGAATAGCTTTCAATGTGTTGATATTGTAAGTTCCATACAAAGTACCAGTTTGTGATTCAGTAAAAGAAGTACCCAAACCAATTGCATTTCGAACAGCCACATTAAAACCAGCAGGGGTTTTAGCAACATTACGTTCAATTTCTGTACGAACGTATGCACCAGCAATTGCACCACCAGGAGCGGTTGCTCGAATTGCACCAGGACCAGTTTTTGATGGGTCAACCATTAGCAAATGTGGATAATAAACGGCGGCGTAGTTTGATGCTGTGTAGTTACCAACAACAGTTCCACCAATTGTTAAAGGATTGGTTTCGGTCATATCGGGGTCAATAATTACAAATGAGTCACCACGTGTTTGTGCTTTAGTAATAAAAGCATTAACAAGTCCTGTACCAGTCTTATTAACAGCATTCAAAAGCAGAACACCTTCAACGGTATTAAGCTGGTCCAATGCTGCTGTATAATCAGTATCTTGGGTTGCTGCTCCATCAGTACCTGAGGTAAATGAGGTAGCCGATGTTTTATATCCAAATGAAACATGGGCTCCTTCAGCAACTACACCTGAGCCAATAGTTACTCCACGCAAGTAGTTTGAATAGTTATTTAAGATAGTGACTAAATAGCGGTTAGCTGATACATCAGGAGAGAGGTCGTTCCAACGTTCAACTTCGGTTCCCGACAGTTTAACAATCAAGTTAAACGAGGGCATTACTGAAGCGGTAGCTACAGTAGTTCCCGTCGAAAACTCCAAAGTTAATGAGTTACCCCAAGTGCCCTTGCTAATTGCGTTAGCAGTAAAAAGAACTGCAGAAGCTGTACCACCATTGGGGTAATACGGAACAGAAATGTTTGCTGTTGCTGCATTACTTGAAGTCACTCGAACAATATAAGCATCTTTTCCACCATTTGAGAAATAGTGGTAAACGGCAAAACCAAGATCTGAGGTCTGTAAGAGTTCACCGTAAAGAGTACGGTACTCCGACCACGAAGTTACCAAGGTTGCAGTTGAAGGTCCACGTGAAGCTTCTCCAAAGAAGACTGCAGTAGATCTTGAAGTATTTGATTGCTTGGGCTTTGATACAAAAGCCGCTTCTGTTACATAAACACCTGGATTTTGGTAAGTGGGCATTTAAAACTCCTCTAAAATATTGGTTGCTGTAGGAAAACTACTACTGTTAGTATCTGTATTTAATTCTCTGACAAATTCGCCTACTAGTGGTACAGAGCTAAAGTCTGTATCCGCTATTTCAGCATTCATTTGTATTGTAAACACTTTTCTAAAGATACGTTTGCGGTATCCTGCTTCTCTATCCAGTAGGTCTGATGTAGACCAAGATAGAAGATCAAAACGACGAACTGTACCATCTTCTGGGATTTCAATAAACCCTGTTCTGAACGGTACAACTCTTCTTAATATTTTACTAGATAACTGCCTATCATGTAGGGCTGTTCTAGTATAAGTGGTTATTTGGTACATCAAGTTAACCGGAATGAATGAATGAACTTTAAGAGCTGAATTAGGGGTGTTTATCCCAGCTAGTTCAGTAGCAGTCATTTCAGATGGGTAGTAATCTATGTACGAACTACTATTTGAAGCAGACACTGTATTTGCGTAATAATAGTAAGTCTCAGATAGTTGTCTACGAGTGTCATGGCTAAGATTTACCATTTCAATAGTAATAAATGGGTATGCTTTTTCGGTTTCACCTTCTGGATATCTAAAGAAAACCTGAACAGCACGTTCTTGGTTTCTATCGTCAGAAACAGTTAAATTACTAAACCTATTTTTTACGGCAGCATCTTCTGCAAGTAAAAACCCCTTATTAGACATTATTTGATCCCCAATTTTTGAAATTGTTCTTTAATTAAGGGAACTAGTTCAGCTTGCGCTTTTACTGCAGCTGACCGTAATACGGGCTTAGGTGGGTTTTCAGAATCTCCAGCTTCTAAAAGTTCAGCGTCTGGGTGATCAGAGTTAATAGTTAAAACCATAGAATCAGAATTAAAAGTAACCTTAATAGTTTTTGCTACTTCTACTCCCCATGAACTAACTGCATCTTTTCTAAGCTTAGTCTGGTATTTTTTAACAGCTGCATTTATGGCTTTTTCAACATCTTTTAATGTTTTCATGGTGTTGGCCATTGCGTGGGGAATAACACCTTTAGTTGAAGAACGTGTAAGAGACATAGGTGATGTAGCTTGTCCAAGCATATGGACCTCTCACAGTTCTAGGCGTTGAATGTTACAACGCACGTTGTAACTCCTATAATTTTAGCCTATCTCAGGTAAGGCTGCAGGCCATGGAAGATTATTAACAGATAACTCTGGAAAAGTATCATCATTAACAAATTCCTGGTCAACGTAAAGTTCCTGTCCTTGAATAAGGACAAAAACTTCACCTTTTACACGTCCTCGAACAGCATAATCAAACACAGAGAAAAATCTTCCATCATACAAAAATACGTCATTAAGGTGGTTTCGGTATTCCCATACCGTTTGAATACCCGCTTTACGCATAGCGTCTATTGGTATAAACAAGTTCATTGTTTCTAAAGTTAATCTACCTTCAGGTATAGCTCTTCTTTGGTCTTCAGTTTCAGAAGCTAAAAGTGCTGGAAGCACCACACCAGGTTTGTACTTACGACCACCAGTACCACTTGGGGATTCATCATACACATCATCATAAACACTAGTAGTGTTAGTACTTGAACCTAACGGTACAAACTCATACCAAACTAGATACTCTTGACCAGCTTCTTTATGACGTTTATTAAAGTGTTTATTTATTAATGAAAGTTCTGTATGAAGATTCATTAGTAAAATGCGTCCGTAGTATTACCCATTGGTGGGTTGGTGTCCACATAAACGTCTTCACGAAGGTTATCCCCCTTGATTTCTGGGCTAACAATTCCTTCATCAATTTCAGGCCATTGACGTTCCATTGGAGAGTAATCTCCAAGTTCCTTAGCTTTGTAAAGAGGTACAAGTCGGTTGGTTGTTCTAGAGGTACGTCGAAGGTTAAATACTTCTAGTCTGTCAAAACCAATATTAAGTGATGTAGCGTGGCGCCTGTATTCACCTTCCCATTGAGATAATAAGGATTGAACCATCCGAAAACGTTGACTAGCAGGGATATGGACAGATTCAGAAGTAATTACATCAATATCACGACTGTACTCAGTCATTAAAGCCCATAGAGACTCACAGATAGACGCAATACCAATAGCATTAATTACAACGTCAGATAACTGTTCTACGGATAAGTTAATAGCATGTAGGTGCTTTTCTAGTGCTCTTTTAGAATAAAAAGCTAAGTCAGTAGGGGTAACCCACTCATAGTAATAACCCTCAACCATAACTTTAGTGCTGCTTGAGTACGTTCCTGCAAGTCTTAAAATTCCATTACGTTCGTCAATACTGTATTGAGTTGGTGATAAAACTGAGGCAGAACCAGAACCAGATAAGTAGACAGCCACCCAAAGTGACTCAGAATCAATGTTAATGTGATCTAATTCGTAGGTGCGACCAACTACATCAAAAGATGTTTGAAAAAACTTAGGGAAATCCCTGAGGTAGGTCCTTGCGATAGTTTCAATGTCTGTCTGTGTTGCCATATAACCAGTCTATCTCAAGTAGGGGTGTCAGCGGAGTCTTTACCTGGCACAGTCTTTTTTATTGGTTGATCCATAGCTGGTTGTTCTGGGCGCATTGCCCCAACGCTTGTTATACGCCTAATTCTTATTTGATCAGGAGTGCCAGTTGGTTTTGGAAGCTTTTCTATCATAATGCACGTATAAACCAACGCATGGTTATATAAGGAGGGGTAACCACTAAAGGTATATTATTTCCTGTATTTCCCGTATTATTGTTATTCGGTCCAGTACTTACAGTTAAGTTTGTAGGTGAACCACTATTTCCAGAATATTCATTAAATATAATAGGGTGCTTATGTGTAGGTGAATTAGCTAACTCAGGAGTGTAGTGTACTTGCATACCCGTTACAGGTGCTCCTAACGCACCCTGGGTGTCTGTGTTATATAAACCATCTGCTACACCATCTCCACCTGATGAGTAAGGTGCTACAAACCCAGTTTTTCCATAAAGAGTAGATCCACCAACTTCAGTTGTACCGGTTGTAAAGTTACCAAGCCTAGTAACAAACCCAGCTGGAGTAAGACCATCTTGAGTGTTACCTAAATGGCTGTGGGCACCCTCTAATTCAGTAGTTTGACTAACATGTGTGTGAGTCATAGTGTGTTGGTGATCCCCAACAGTGTGGGAGTGATTGTTTAAAGTGTGTTTGTGAGAAGGTAGGTTGTCTTCAATAATAGGAACTGAAGTACTTCCACCTGTACTTCCTGCCGTTCCTGATCCTTGAATAAACCCACTTGACAAATTAGGTAGTTTAAAGGTTGAACCAACATACGGTCCATATGTTTCCTGTAACAATGTTTTTAGGGCAGCGTAGTTTGAATTACCTACATAAGCACCATTACATTCTAACCAAAATGTTTTACCAACTGGGTTTGGAGAGCTAGTGTTGCTTGGCCACATAATAATAGAGCCAATGGGCGTAACTGAACCTGAGTTATCTTGAAGAAGTAATTCTACCCAAGTTCCATTTGTTTTAATAAAAACACCCGAAGATGATGTAACTACAGTTGTTCTGTAATACAAATCTCCATTATTACCAATGGTATTGTCTGGGTCTGTAGCTCCACGCAAACTGGTTGTTGAAGGAACGTTTACACGCTTGTCTACTATACAAGCATTAGAAATTGCAGCCGCAGCATTACGAAACACAGTTGCTAATACAACATCAGTAGTTGGATTATTATCAGTAATATTACCAATGTTTATATAACTTGCACCAACAAGACTATTAAGTCTGCTGGGTGTTTTAGGAAAAGTAGGGTTGGTAGTACTTTCAGGTCCTGAAATTGCAACTACTGAAACAGTGCCTGTGTCACTGTCCAAACGCGCAACAACTACATCAAAACGATAAGTAGTAGTAATTGGTGCAGTAGGTAGTTCTAGTTGAGGAGTAGCTGCAAGCTTATACACAACACCTTGGATAGCAACCCATCCCCCAGTCACCCCAACGGTGTTTTGATTAACTGTAGATACAGCACAGCCACTAAGTACACCGGTTGACCGGTCTCCTAATATTTGAAAATCAAGTGAATCTGGTTCAGCTTGATCTAGGGCAATAAACTTACTGCCATCAATATCGGTAGCGTTAGGGATTATGAAGGGCATGTATACCTCAGGCCATAGTGTCGTAAATGTTACCGTTATTACGGAGGTAGTTAAACAAGTCTTTTGGCAACTTGTAGTTCTTTCCGTCAACAAAATCAAACTTGTCTTGACCCCAGAACATAAGCCATGTTCCCTTAACTCTTGCTTTTACAAAATCAGGGTCAGATGAAGAAACAATGACGGGTTCGTCAATAACTACTTCATCGTTTTCTACTGCTTCTGCCCAATTTGTGGTGGTCGTAATCTTGCGAGCCATGATATCTCCTTGTAGTTATGTGCTTATAAATGGTAATGGGTGGGGGTTTCTGCCCCCACCCATATTACACCATTCGTACCCTTAAATGGGCTACGATTCCTTACCTTTTTTAGGTTCAGGAAATGGCGCCACCAAGCGTGTTGAGAATAACACGCGACTCGTGTGTGATTACACCAAAGCCCCAGATGGCGTACCAAGCAAGACCATGCTCACGACCAAAGTCAATGACACCACCGTCGCGCAGTTCAACCGGAAGGCTGATAGCGTGACCAAATGAGTTGTCACCAATCATGATTGCGTTGTAAGCATCGGTATTTTCTTGGAAGCCAGCAGTAGCACTGGTGTCAAGCGTTGAACCCAAGCCGTAGAGGGGACCGCCAGCTGTAGTGGATGTGGGAGCTAAAGTAGCGTCCAAGCCCTTCTTAACCTGGGTGGTTTCAATGAACACGACGTCATACAAGCGGCCAATTTCACCGAGCATGAAGTTGCCCGGAGCAGCGTACTTGGTGACTTCGATAAATTCCGGCCAGTCACGGAGCGAACGGCTCTGCGACGGGTGAACGAAGCACACATAGGTGTCGCCCAAACGCGGGATGTTCTGACCAGCGAGGACTTCAACTGCGTCCTTGATGGATGCGGGGCTCAAGTAACCAGGCGACGAAGCGGTACCAAGGGTACCTGCGTCGTACGGGCTGATGGCTCCACGGGTGCTAGCAGCCTTGCGACCGAACACAACGCTCGGAGGAACAGCTGATCCACCACCAAACGGGATACCGTTCTTGTAGAGGGTGTTACGAGCCTGAATGTCCATGCTCTGTGCCATGTGACGACCAAGCAGACGTGAAGACGAAGCCATAACGTCATCGAATGATGCATTGAGCAACAATTCGGTAACGGCAACGGCCTTACCTTGTTCTGCAACGGTGATCTGAATCTGGCTAGCTGACAAAGCTGACGGTTCCATACGTGAACCTTCAGTCAAGTTAGCTCCAGCTGATTCATCAACCGTAAGGTTGTTGTAGCGCATGAAGTTGATGGTCAAACCTGGCATAACACCGAGTTCCGTCTTCTTCACAGCGAACTGTTCAAAGCGTAGAACCGGCATAGCCTGGAAAAGGATTTCCTTTGACCAAATTTGCTGGATTGCGGGAGATAGAGCCGAACTACCGTCTGAGTAGCCTGTAACCTGGTTGCCTGAGCCACCAGTATAGGTACCTGTTCCGGTAATTGCTCCACCTGCGGGTGCGGGTAATGCCATTTTAATATCCTCCGATGGATAGGTTGTTGGGTTTAATTACTAGTAACGGCCTCTAGGAGCCCGTGTTGCTGACATAAGTCTTTCACGCATTTTTACGTATTGATCCATCGGCATATTGCGGATATCCTCCGCGCTGACCGTTTGGTAGTCCGTTTGGTTGTCCAGTGGTCCAGAGGGGGGCGCCGTAGTTGTCGTCCCTTTCAAACGAGGGGGACTCGCTTGCTGGATTGATTCAATTATAGCAGTACTTCGATCACGAAGTACTGTGATACTATGTTCAATCTCTTCTTCACTATTACCTGCTACAAGATCCCGTAGTTCAGGAATAATCGTGTCAGTCTCAGCCTGAATACGGCGTTGACGATAAGACTCTAGTTGCTGAAGGTAACGTTCTTTTTCAAGCATTGCATCGGTGGCTTGGCGTTGCTTTTCCAGTTCGGAAAACTTCTGGCCCCACTCTTGTTCAACCTGGTTAATACGTTGATTGAATTCATCTTCTCGCTTTGAGAGAAGATCCTTTGCAGAAAGCTCTTCCATTTCACGCTGACGAAGGATTTCTGCTTCCTTTTTAGCGCGATCTGCCGCTTCCTTAATTGCTTTTTCACGATCAGAACTAAGTACTGATAGCTGTTCTTCCATGGATTTGACACGATGATCAGCATCTTCAAGACGCTTATACATCTTGTCCTTCTCCTGCTGGCGGACTTTTTGAATGTCCTCCTCAGAGAAGTACTTTTCTTCCTGCACCTTTGGTGCCGGTGTTTCTACCGGATCTACGGGTACCTGAATACCATCTTCAAACTTTGACATAAGTTAACCTCTTCTAGTTGGGCTGTTAATAGCTGATTTAAAACGACAATTTTATTCTTCATCAGGAACACGACGCTGGGCGAACCTAGCTCCGTATGCCTTTGCAACTATATTGTTTACCATTCCTTCTACAGGTCCACCCATAACTTGGGTACCCGGTAAGGGGCCCCCTTGTCCTTGTTGTGAACCTGCACTTGTTACATTACCATTTCCAGGGGGTACCGTGCTGGTTCCATCTGGTCCGGGTAACAAGCCTGTTGCCATCATGACAGCTTGGTTGATCTGAGCGCGCAACATATCAAGCGCACCCTGGTCAACGGCGTCATCACGGAGTTCTTCAAATATCTCAGCAAGTTTTTCCCGTGGGAACTCTTCACCGAGCATGCGCATAGCGCCTTCTTTAGATTCAAGACCCATAGCCATTTTAGCCTGGGCTTCATTAAGTTTAATGAGTACGTCAACTGGTAGTGGTTCAGGCCAGTGAACTTGCGTTCTATAAGTTAGAGGATCAGCTGGATCAAGTTGTGTAAGTTGATCAGCTTCAGGTTGCTCTGTGGTAGAAGGGTTGTACATTAGAGCTTCAGGAGTGAATATTGCTGCTGTTCTAATAATAAGCTCATTAATCTTTTCAAGACCCTTAGTAAAGTGAATGCGCTTCATGTTAAAGCGGTTCATCAAAGGTTGGTACTGAATAGCAAGAGCTACACCAGAAGTGTTTGAAACTGGTTGGAACTGCCCGAGTGCTGTTTCTGGTACACCAGTAATTTCATGCATAGCTCTTTTAAGGAATGTAATATATTCCAAAGCTCCAGCCATGTTTCCACTTGACTCAAGGTTAAAGACACTAGCTTCTTTAGGAAGACCTGCCCAAACTTTCTTAGGACCGCGTTCCAACTGACTTGCCTTAGCACCAGTAATGATTGTTACTGGAGCGGCATGATAATTAATGATGTCTGATACTTCAGTCATCTTTTCGTTTAACTCACGGTTAAGAGGAATTATATCCCAAATATCAGCTTGTCCCCAAGGTGACGATGAGATTGTCATGTTAGGAATGTGCACAATTGGAATATGCCCAATAGGGTTAGGATACTGATCAACTAGTTCATCGTTAATGTACTGCTCAATTGAATCGTCAGTAAGGATTTCAGTGAAAGTGTAAACCTGGCGGGTACCTTCAGGACTAGTTCCCCAAAAACGATACTTTAGTTTAAAGCGCAACAAACGGTCACGGTCATGGGGGTGGTACTCAGGAAAACAGTGTGCTGGGTTCAAAGCAATAACACGAATACGGCCTTCATTTGTTATACCAATTGGGTCAACATAAGGGTCTTCGTAAGCTACTTTTACAAAACAGTCACCAGTTACTCCAGCAAGCTGCCCCATTTCCCAAAGAACATTGTGTTTTGAGTTATCTTGTTCCCAAACACGGTGAAGCAATTGAGGGATAATTGCAGCATTTTGTTCAGGAACTTTCCACTGAACACCTTTACCAAAACAAAAGTTAGTAATGTAATCTGCCAAAGTACGGGTGTAATTAAGGGTAATATTTTGTTCACCCTGTTCACGCTTATAAGACCAGTGGTGACCAAGGTACCAAGCCCAGCAAGCACTGTAACGGTTAAGACGTGGACCGTGAACTTCAAACTCTTCGTCTGCAAGTTCTACTAGACCAAGTGGGGAAATAGCAACAGTTAGGTCACTAGAGGAAGCTCTATAACTTGGTGACCAAAAATCAATCGGCATTAAAACCCCTGGTGTTAAAATCGGACAACATTAAAGCAACTATGTCAGCAGGTACATCAATGTATGTTATTGATTGTACCATTTTAAGAGGGATATGAGCAGGATTGCTATAGTATTCCGCTTTAGATTCTTTGTTTTCTTCGTTAGTATCAACAAGGAATGTTCCAGCAAGGGTCATATAGTCATCTAAGAAATCTGGAATAACCCAACCAACACTTATCGGACGTATTGGGTTAGGTTTGTAGGACTTGGGGTCCATCCAACCTGTTGGTCCGTCAAACGCATCTAGCCAAGTAATAATGGCTAACTGTGGAGTTATGGGACTATCAACTTTCTTTTTTCTCTGCATTATAAAACTTCCCTCTAAAAAAGGCCGACCCGTTATGAAACGGCACTTGTTCATACCAAAACGCACCGTCGCCTGGTTCAAAGGTAACTATTCCAATACCCTGCTGCCAGTCTTCTACAATGGTCATAGGTCTACCGTCCAGGTCGATTGATCCTTTGGTAGATGGGACGGTGCCGTCGCATCTTGCCAACGTACCAGGGGATGCGGCCATGATGGTCTTTGCGCCATCCCAATCGTCACGGGACCGTTCAGCCCATTCACGCCGGTGGATGTGACCATATAGGACTGATGTTTTCTCTGTGTTGAGATAGGCATGCGCTGTCGACCCGTTACTGCGTACTTTTGTGCCGTGGATGACACGGAGTCTTTCGTTGATCCAAAATTGTCCAGCTGGATAGCCCGGTACATAATGTATCCCATAATCGTCGAAACGACAGAGATAAGGAATGCTAAGAACAGGCCAGGATTCCGGAGTATTACCTTTACGGATGCCAAAGGCAGCTTTCGCATTGTCGAGTACAAAGTTCACCAATCTTTCTTCATGGTTTCCAGCTAGCCATACAATCTTAGCGTTAGGAGCATAAGCCCGCAGTTGTGCTCCGAGGGTTGTAGCACGGTCAATAGACGCTTGTGTAGTTAATGCATAAGCACTGCTAAGTCGGTATTTACCAAACTCAGGAAAGTCCAAGTTGTCCCCAACTAGAACAATCATGTCTGGGTTTAATGATTTAGTAATAGCTAAAGCCATCTCAATAGCGTGTTCGTCATGAGTGGCCTCTAATTCACCATTACGGGCACGGAAATAACCAATCTGCATATCTGGAAGGATTACGCAGGTTTGGTAACCTGGAGCGTTTGATGAAGGCTTAACTTTAATTGTTGGCATTTTTACTGAAGGGCCCGGATGCACTAAAGGCCATTCAGGTGCATTTGACAGATTATTTGATAAAGCAGATACTAGATTACTCACAGCCACACCGCCCGTTCATATGACGGGAGATGGTGCTAGAACTTACTGGATAACCATTTTTGGTAAGTACCTCAGATAACCAGGAACAGGAGTAAGTTTTTGCTCTACCATTCCCAGTATCTACTTTAATTTCTTCTTCAGCTTTGTTTACTGCAGCATGTTCGTCTGAGGTCATGCTTTCTTTTATGCGAGTAAACGAACACTTTTGACGAAGTGCATTCGCTTGTCGCTCCGTTAAGTCTGCAATGAGACTTGAGGAATCGGACATCTGATACTCCTTGTGTTACCCCGCTGGAATACCAGCAGTTGTTATGCGGCTGTTTTGCCTTCTTTAGTATACACATTATTGCAGGAGTTTGACAAGTGTGTTACTGATTGTATTAATGAATACAATTCTTGTTCTTCTTCTGCTCCTCTAGCGACAACACGCTGGAGGTACTTTGAAAGTAAGTCTAGTTGATGAGGGGTCATTGATGCTCCTTAAGTACGGAGCATCTACTCTACCAGATCTCAGCCGTTAACAACGGTCGGGTTTGGCAGATTCATGCGGCCACCCGTGTTATATGAGTACTCAAACTGTGGCATACCGTCGCCGGCCATGCTACCTTGAACAAATTCCTGAAGATGCTGAGGAGCTTCAATCCAAGCAGCTGAACCAACGTGAGCACGTTCACGCATGGTTTCTTCGGGGTACTTGAAGAACATCTCAGGATTGGTGTGATTTTCACGACCAGGAGCCGGAGCGGTGTCTTCATAAGCACCTACACCAAAGTCGTATGGAACATCAGTGTCAGTTGCAATACCTTCTTCAAAACGCAGTGGTCCACGCTCGCCAGGCATGTTTGACGCCATCGAGCGTTCAAACATTTGTGTTGTGCGTTCTGGAAACATCGGGGTGGGGCCTACAGCCATAGTTTTCCTCCTAGTGGAATGGAAGTTTGTATATTTAGATTACCACGTTTTAGCATGATTATCTGAAGAATGGGTTATCAGACACACTAACCATTGGCATTGTGTCTAATACTGACATAGCACAAGCTATTGCCAAGCTATCTGGGAAGTCATCAAAAGCTCCCTTTTCTTCAGGTGCAGCAGCCAGCATGTACGGCCCTCTGTAAACCTTTTCAAGGTCAGACATTTGCTGGTTAAAACGCTTCCAACTTCGTGTACGTCGTGCTTTAGAATGCCCAGGAATAACCAGTTGATCGCGTTGAATTAATTCAGTTAAATGTACCCAACGTTCATTTTGAGTCTTAGCATCTGAAGTAACAGCTATTACTTCAATCTTAGGCATTAGTATTTGCAGGCGTTCCGCAACTGCCCCACCAACACCTTGGGAATCCACACCAATTCGGTATACATTATAGTTTCTTAAGAAGTCAATTATTTCAAAGTATTGAGATTCCCACTCTTCATTATTAATCTCCAACCAGTTAAGAACTCTATGTTCATAAAACCCAAACCCATCGGGGCGATCCCAGTCAACCCAACATACAGTAACTACTGTAGAGTCATTTGAACGAGCTACGTCAATACCTACAACTACAGGTGTACGCCACCATTGTTTAACAATACCCATAGAAGTGTCGTACATACGATTTAAACGTTCGTCACTTACAAACATACCCTTTTCAAGAACCCACTTATTACAGTAGGACATTTGAAATTCGTCAGAATCTTCTCCGATTCTTATCTTTTCTTTACCAATAAACTTAGCGTAGTTTTCATTATATTTTGCAGCAATTCGCCAGTCATACTCAAAATGACACTGCCTATGGTTTCGTTTACTGTTTACATCTCTACGTTTGTTAAATTGGATCATTTTATAAAAATAAGACTTATTACGGGTAGCAGTGCCAGTAAGTGCAATAGACCCGTTATTGAATGCCAACATGGGCTTAATTGATTTTGCAATCATGTACTCGTCAGCTTCTTGAGCTTCGTCAATGAGTACAAAATGGTAAGTCTTAGACTCAATCTTTGCTTTAGGGTTACACGTCTGCATACGACAAAGGGAACCAGAGTGCTTTAAACTGATAATCCTACCTTTACCTCGTGCACCACCTGAGGTAGCTTTGTCGTCAATTTCAGGGTCAAGCAAGAAATCCATGGCATGTTCACTGGTTAGTTTATTTACAATGCGGCTAAATACAGTGTCGGCCTGGTCTTCAACTGGAGCAAAAACACCACACCAAAAACCCTTTTCAAACTTTCCAAGCCATGTTGGATACACCTTAGAAAGTTTGGGTAATATGACCATCATGGCTGCGAGGACGTTAGATAGAACTTCTGACTTACCAGACTGACGGGTAGCAACTAGGGTCATTTCTTCACCATCACCAATAACTATTGACTCAATCATTCGATAAGCAATAGGTACCTGATATGGAAAAAAGGTTACATTACAAAACTCTTCTGTAAATAGAATAAGTTTTAAAACCAGTTGATCAATAAATTCTTGTGATGTTTCATCTAGTTCAACTGCCTGAATATCTTCAGGTATGGACCCATCTTCTAGTATTTCCTGCATGCGCTAATTATAGAGCATCATCAGTAAATAAAACCCCTTGATCAGGGACTTCAAGGGATTTCTTAGGCATCCCCAGTGATTCATTGATTCTATCAACTAGATAGAACAAATCAGGAAGGCTTACAAGGTAAGTAGAATCATCAGCAGTGCTAGAAATAATGCTAGATACACATCCAAAGTCATACCCCAAATGATTGAGGTGATCTACTAGCTCATTTAAATACGAGCTATCTTTGTTGTTACTACGCAAAATAGCCTTGCGTGATGGATTTATATTACCCTTATCCATATTTGGCTTATGCATTTTGTTACCTACTTTTCTGTCATACGGTCTGATAACTCAGTCCATAGTGACTTTAAAATATCTACGTGTTGGGTTACTTCTGATTCAGGCAAATCCTTAAAACGCCAATCATCAAAGGCTTTTCCCAACCCCATAATAGTAGCATCCATCCAATTAATTAATGTTGGGGTGTCTGAACGTTCAATTCTTTTAATCTTCTTAGCCGGAGTTTCTGCCTTTTTAAAGAACATGGTTACCACTTTCGAATTGTATCAGCATCATCATCTAGGTATCTTCCACCTAGTGCCCCTAGGATACCTGAAGTTTCATCATTATGTGTGGATTTACGACAAAGACCTATTTGAAATGAATAATTTTTGTATTTAAATTGAACGCCTTTACCTATTTTCCAAGGTGAAGCAATTTGCCGCATAAACCCAATAGATATAGAAGGGGCCTTTAAGCTGGTGTTATCTCTTGTAATCCAATAGATTGGGCCTAAATATTGCAGTTTATTTAGAGTGTCTCTAAATAGTAAGTATGCACATAAGCTTATTGTTATACATCCTATTGTTATCCATAAAGCAAGCATTGTTAACTACTTTCGTAAACTATTTAAACGTATGTAAAGCCATGTGATTCAAGCCCAACTACTGCTTGACCAAAACTCACGTTTTCTTCTTTAAAAGCTTCAAATTCAGCAAGAGTCAGTGGACCATACTTTACAACATTTGAAGGTTTATTATAAGCTCTTTTTATAAAAGTTACTACTATATACCCCATCAATGTTTGTCCTGCAACATTTTCTGCTGTTGCTGTTTCATTAGGCTCAAACTTAAACGAGCTTACTCTAGAACTACTACTGTTGGCTTGGTAGTAGTCTTTAACTGGGATTAGAGTTATTGTTTCAAACAACTCACTTGCATCAAAGGGTTCTTCTTGCTCTTTTTGAGTGTATGTGTCAGAAGTTGTTGTGTAGGTAATGTCAGTTGTGGCAACTTCATTTTCCCAGTCATAGTCGGGAGCGTCATTTGGGTCAAACTCAAGTTCACGTTTTTCAATGAACTCCGAATAACCACCACGACCTATATGTGGAGCTACTCCTTCTGCTTTTGTTCTCTTTGCTTTTTCCTTAGCCCAAGCCGCCAGACGTTCTGCTAACTCTGGAGTCATTTCTTTTCTAGCCACGTTGTAATACTCCTTAGTTTAAAAACTAGTGTGCTTTAATTTGGAAGTAAACTGCAATATGAGCGTTGGTTGTAGTAAAGGCAGTACCAGTACTGGTTCCGTTACCGCCACCAGATACCGTAACATTTGCAGTTCCTGAGTTAACTGTTACGCTAGTTGATGCACTCATAGCAGCCGAATTATATGGACCATAAGTTGCTAGTCCTTGTGCGCCATTCAACAGAAGTGCATTACCAGTACCAGTCATAACAACAGAACTACCATTAGTAAGCGTAGTTGATGCAGACGTAGTGTGTACGTGACCCGAATCTGTAGCCGTATGGGTGTGTGCAGGGAGGTTTGTCACTGCTAGAGCCGCAGTATTTGAACCACCTGCTTGACCAACAGTAGTAGTACCAACTCCCTCTAACATTTTATTAGTCATGTTTGGTGGGGTAAACGTACTACCGCTCCACCATCCACTGATACCACTAGTCGCAGCGTACAAAGCAGGATAAGCACTTTGTGCACCAGTAACTGAGGTACCATTTAGGGCAATCCAACCAGTATCAGCAGTAGATTTTAATGTTGAAACAATAACACCAGCAGGAACAAGCAAACTCTGAACAGCAGCAGCTAACTTTGTTAACGTCACATTACTATCAGCAATTTTTGCAGTAGTAACGTTAATATCCGCAATTTTTGCAGTAGTAACATTACTATCAGCAATTTTTGCAGTAGTAACGTTAATATCCGCAATTTTAGTAGTTGTTACTGCACTAGTTGCAATAGCTGCTTCAACTATTTGCCCCCATGAAACTCCTGCCGCAACACCAGAGTTAACTATTAAAGGATAAGTATTAACAAGTCCTACTGAAAGTGCTGTTGGAGTGTCATTAGCTGTACCAACAATAAGGTCACCCTTAGCATTAATAAGGCTGCGTGCCATTACGTAAGTGGTGTCTACTGCCACAGTGGTGACACCACTTGTAGAACTTCCACCAATAGTACCGTTTACGGTAATACCACTACCTGCGGTTACGTTTGTAATAGTACCTGAAGCAAAATATGGAAGGTTAACCCATCTAGTGGAACCATCTCCGACTTTCATCTGATTAGTAGTTGTATTTACACCTACCTCACCAGCAGCAAGAATAGTGCCGCCTACAATACCATCAACAGTGGTATTCCACTGAGTGGTAGTACCACGCCTTAATTGAATTTTAACAGCCATTTAGAGGCTCCTTATCAGCCGAACATCTTCTTCCATGTTACAGGACCAACAGAACCATCCGCAGTTAGTCCATTTGCTGTTTGCCATGCTTTGAGTGAAGCAACAGACTTGGGGCCAAAATCGCCATCTGCTTTTGCTCCAATGACTGCCTGAACAAGCGCAACACTTGGTCCCTTAGAACCTAGGGCAACAGGAGTTCCTGGGTAATCAAAGTGCATGCCACCACCGGCAGGTGCCGCAGCAGCTGCTGGAGCAACCTGGGCCGTTCCATTGGGGGCAGCATCACCAAGGGCATACTGCCAGTGCCAAGCCTCAAACTCTTTAGAGGCTGGATTGTCTCCCTGAAGGTAAAAACCATACTTGGGGGCGTTAGCGCACATCCACTGAAAAGCAGGAACATTTACACCAAATGAAGCAGTCTTGCCACCCTGGTCATACCCAAGGTCAATAGCAAGGCCCCAACCGTGGTTAGAACCCTTGAGACCAGTGGGATCTGGAGCGGCTGACGGGGCTTTACCCTTCTTCAACCACCAGGTCTTACCCTCATATTGACGGGTTACGCCAGTACCAGTGTCATTTGTTACGTAACGATCCATAAACATTGTCAACTGACCCTGAAATGAGCGGTAGTCACCAACGTTCTTCAACTTGAAGCCAGCGGCAAGTGCTGCGTCATACAACTTGTTGAACTCAGTGGCTACTGGGGCGTACATCTTTCCACCAGTTTTAATGGGCGCAAGAACGCTGTCAGCTAACTGACCATTTTTATACTGTTTAAGGGCAGTAGGGACTACAAGTTTAATAAAAGGAAGGTTCATTTGTTAATGCCTCCTTTGAAGACTTTGCCAAACGCAGTGTCGTTGGGGTTAAGGAAACGAATAGCCACAGGCAAAGCAGCAGCCCAGAGGGCATTTAGGGTCAACTTCCAGTCCTGTGTAGCCGTGTAGGTAGCAACTGCTGCGCCCAACACACTTCGGGCATAAGAGGCAATTAGGGCTTTATTTTGTTGTGAAAGATTCATTTTAATGATCATTCTTCCTCCTGGGAACCAGGGGTTACTGAGGTTTTCTGTATAGCATCAATTGTAGCCTCTAGGACAGCGATACGCTGGGCTTGCTGTGAAATCTGATTTACGAGCGATTCAACAATCTTGTTGACATCTAGTTGTACATTTGACATTATTATTCCTTTGTTTTGTCTAGTTCTGCAATGAGTTGTGCATAAACTTCTGGGTTATAAACAGCCATACTACTTGGCAAATGTGCTTCATCAACGATATCTGTTGGGTCACCATCAATATCTCGCATAGCAAAGACACAGAAATAACTGGTCTTATCTTCAAGAGCAACAATCTTATGGCTTAGACCCTTTTTGATAATAATAAATGTTGGGGCAGTAAACACTTTAGGTTCACCCTCGTTGACAGAAACTTCAACACTCCCCGCAGTTAATAGAGTAATGTGGTCGTGCGTATGTGCATGACCTCCATTGGTATCCCCTGTTAGTTCTAAATAGTTTTGCATAACCCAAATGTTTCCTACAAAACCGTATGGTTCACTTGATTTCATATAATCCTTCTTCCGTAAAGATGGCAATCTTTGCTCGTTTTAGTTTTATGGGCGCTAATGGGTTATAGAACACATCTTTTATTTCATCGTAAACAAAACCAACCCCAGCAAAACAACCTCTAAAGTTATTGTTGTAACTTGTTTGCACCCAGCGACCACCAAGTGTTTCTACAAACCAATCGTAGCCCTCATTGGGCATATCGTTGTCTCCAACAAGCACACGAACAACAACATTGTTTTCATTTAATTCAGCAAAATGACTCATAATAGGTACCTCACAATGACTACTCCTGAACCGCCAGTAGCACCGCTTCTCGTATTTTGTGCCCAATCATATGCGGCACCACCTCCACCGCCTCCAGTATTTGCAGTTCCAGCAGTTCCAGAAGTTCCAACACCTGAAGTTATGGTTCCACCTGCGCCTCCACCTGTTGAGCCACCTGAACCGACAGTTGACTGGGTGGAAGAACCAGTGGAAGTTGAGCCTCCACCTCCACCTCCGCCAAATGACTTAAAGCCATTCCAAGTAGTACCAGCACCACCATTACCAGCAGCAACTGGGTAGTAAAAACTATCCCAAGTTCCATCTACACCTGCTCCGCCCGCACCACCACCTCCACCTGTTTTATAATTAGTAGTATTAGTTATTTGATTTCCGCCGTAGAACATACTCATTCCACCCACGGCAGGTAGATTATCTCCATGAGCACCACCGCCACCTCCAGCACCATACACTAAGGTCTCTCCTGTAGTGGAAAATGCTCTTACTGGTCGGACAAGCAGACTAGTACTTTTTGCAGCACTAGAAGGGAAAGATGAACTAAAAAGACGAGTTTCTGCAGCACCAGCACCAGAGCCTGTACTTGACCAATAAGCAGTAGAGGTACTGATACTAGCATTTGTTCCAAAAGTGCCTCCAGCATTATAAATTGCCGTCATCTCGTATGTAGATGGTAAAAACCAATCAGAAAATCCACCATAAGTATAGTCAGCGCAATATTTTGCAGCACAAGTAGCAGCACTAGAATTACCTTGTGCAACAATATTATTTGTGGCACTATAACCAAAACCTATTTGATAATAACTTATAGCAAGTGCCGTACTTTGGTATGTACTCTCTGCCCAAGTTCTAGAAACCTCAGCGGCAACTGGCGCAAGTTCAAAATATAAACCAGTTGTGTTAATTAAACCATTACCGTCAGAGTACGATGGTGTCATAAAAACTTTGCCGCCAGCAGGTCCAGTATTGCCAACGGCATACACAGTAGAACTACTTGAAGTAGTAATATATGATGGAGTGCCATTATATGGATATCCATTACTGCCACCACTAACTGCTCCCGCACCAATCAAAACAGTGTAAGTACCAGTGGATGCGTTTATAGACTTTGATTCATATAAACCAGCGCCTCCACCACCAGCACCTCCTGATGTACTTTGTTTTCCACCATAGAGTGCTGTTCCACCAGCACCACCGCCACCTACAGTAAGAACCTCAACAGTCTTAGAGCCTGAAGAAACAACAAAAGAACCTGATGAGTTAAACGTATGGTAACGATATCCACCACTATCCGTAGTAGTACCACCAGTAGCAGAAAATGCTGTTGCGTAAGTATTAACAATCCCAGTACGGGCCAACAAAGTCATGCCGACAAATCTCCAATTGCTACCCAAGTATCAGTTGCCCGCTTAATCAAAGTTACAGCAGACCACTGACCAGTAATCTTTAGGTTACTTGATTTAGCATTTAAAGTAACTCCTGCGCCAGCAACTAAAGTTGTTTGACCTGCGCCAACCTGAATAACAAGTATCTGTGTACCAGTAGGGAATGCCACAGAACTGTTAGGAGGAACAGTTAAGTTATTAGCCGTTGCAACGCTTGTTTCAACAACCTTACCTGCGTCGGTCAAAGCAAGGGTTGCTGTAGCGGACTTGGTAACAGTTGTGATCTTGGCGGTCTGATACAAAAGCGCAGACCATGCAGTAGAACCATCACCAATTTTGAACAGGTTTGTATCTGTTTCTAAGCCCATCTCACCTGAAGCAAGAGTTGGGTTTGTAGAGGTCCAGTTAGCGGCGGTATCACGCCGTAATTGAATTAGTGCGTTACGAGCCATTATTTAATCTCCATTATATAGTGAGTATAGGTTTTTAACATCACTACACTCATCCCAA